TTTTTAGCCTACTTTTGGGTGTAGCAAAATGACAATCTACACAAAGACCATGATAGTCGACAGTCTAGCCAATTTTGAGACTCTGTTAGCTCATTCGCAGCAAGTGCAAAACTTACCAGCGATTGAGTATTACCAGAGTCAGATTGACCTATATCGCCTATGGTTAGCTGAGTTTTGATCTTTCTAGTGTTTGTCTACTGCCAAGATACTATAAAATTAAGTATCTTAAATAATAACGTCCTAAATTATTAAAACACAAGGAGTTTACAATGATCGCAAACGTTATTTTAGTCATAGTCAGTTTAGCTCTGCTTGGTGCTTTGCTGGATACGCAAGATAAGCTCTACAGAGCACAAAAACAGGGTAAGGCGCTTCACCGCTGGGGTAGCAAGGCTGAAACCTACATTAAGTACCTGGAAGCCCAAAATTTGGCATATCAGAGTACAATCGAGACTCTGACGATCAAGCTTGACGGGAAACAATACACTCTCCCCCTAATGCCAGCAAAGATCGCCAAGCCTGTTGTTGTGGCTGCCAAAACTGAAGTAACCCCAGCAGTAGCCAAGCCTGCCACAGTGTCTACAGTGTCCACAATCGTCACCCTGGGAGCACTTAGTGCAACAGAACAACGATTGATTGATAAGTGGCACAAGGATAGCCGGTCTGAATCGGACATGGTGAAATGGTTGCTAAATATGCGTAACAATGAGGCAAAGAAAGTAGCCAAGGTTGCATAGCATCATTCGGCCATCAGTAAGGATAGAGAAGGGCAGAGTAATACCCTTCTCACCTTACCATAGCTCAAAACACTTTTGTACGTTTTGGGGTATGGTAAGGTATTCCCCTTCTAGGGTATACCGGGAATATGAGCAATTGCTCATGTTTGGAGTTTGTGAAACATATCACAAGAAAGTGAGATAAGATGAAAGTATATTTTGTGCAAGTAGGGCAAGATGGATACTTGCCCGATAGTGTTAGTGCTTACCCAACACTGAGAGAGGCACGCCAAGCAGCAATTGACGAAAAACAAAACGATCTCAATGACATTGATGGGAAGATCAGAGTGTTGGGAAACATTCGAAAGCATTGGAGTTTTGAGGTATTGCAAGATGAGTCATACCATCATTCGATCAGAATTGACGATCAGAATGCTGGGGATATTGACCTATCAGGTTATCCGGGCGAGATTGATATGTTCAACACTCGCAAGGAAATTGAGTTTTTCTGCGTATGGTACAATGAGCATTGCGCGTAGTTGGGTGATCAGTAGGTCATACTACGATCATACGGCCAGTCTAGCAAAGCGATAGCCAATTTGCTGGTAAGGGGAAAGCCTGGCACAATTTATTGTGTCATTTCCCCCTTACCCTATGCGCCAATTGGATCAAGATCAAACATCGGTAAATTGGCGTATAGGGTAGGGTAACGTTCGGATAGTAAGCAAGGAGTAAACTTAAAATGAACTGCAAGGTGTATGAACGAGATATAGATTGTGGGCATGGTATCCAGCAACTTGTTTTTGTCGATGGTGTTTGTATTACTCAAGATATCAGATCAAAAACTAATGGCTGGTATACTGGGGACGGTAATCCTGAGTTTATAGGTCAAACTCCCCGCCAAATAGGAATGAGGGTAAATAGCTTTAAGCGCTGGTCAAACCGTGAGAACGAGTGGCAAGAAGCCCAGGACTCTCTGACGGCCCTTGCCTATGAAGATACATTTAGATAATACTCCCCCCTTACCATAGCAGATCGTGATCTGAAAGGATCACTTTCTGCCAATTGGGGTATACCTGGAAACTGGTATACCGCAATTGGCAGGAAACAAATAACGTAAAGATAGTATGGAAGGATAAACTCATGATAAACATCAAAACACATCGGGAGTTTTTCAAGGATTTGTCAAAAGAAAGACATTTCTGTTTGTTTTGTTACGATGCCAAAATTGCACACTATTGGAGTCAAGCCGATATAGAAGGAAAGCCGATCAGTGTGTCATTGTGGCATTGCCAAGCGCATAGATGGGAAGCGCGTCAAACTTTGTTTAGGGATCACAACTACAAAACACTGGCCGATTGCCATTGCTCCTGTATGGGTATTGCTGAGTGTACTTGTGCCAGAAGTGTATAATCCCTTACCATAGCAGATCGTGATCTGAAAAGATCACTTTCTGCCAATTGGGGTATACCCGAAAACCGGTATACCTCAGTTGGCAGGAAATAACGTAAAGATAGCAAGCAAGGAGTCTAGAATGAAAAATAGAATTTGCGCGATTGAAGTAGGGTATAGCAACTACACTAATGGTTATTTTTGCAACATAGAACGATCAAACGGGATCAGAGAATATAATTCTATAACATACAAAAGAGCTTGCTTGATTGCTCAAATGGCGGGATATTGTGCTTATGAACAACATACACAGATTCGCCCTACTGGTTGCGCGGGATTATTCTATATCTAATCCCCTTACCATAACAGATCGTGATCTGAAAAGATCACTTTCTGCCAATTGGGGTATACTTGTTTTTCGGGTATACCTCAGTTGGCAGGAAAATATAACGTTCTACTAGTTATCAGCAAAGGAATAGACGATGAAATACTCAGATAAGGAAATAGAGGAACAAAAGGAATTCTTACGGTCAGTAGTCAAGCCGGGCGATACAATCTACTGCATTTTGCGCCATTGTAGCCGATCTGGTATGACTCGTCATATCGGACTAGTCATTATCACCAAAGACGGCTACCCTATTCACCCTAACTATGCTGCGAGTGTACTGCTTGGCAAGGCGATCAATCGTAGCTATGATGGGGTTAAAATGGAAGGGTGTGGGATGGATATGGGGTTTCACTTGGTGTATACCCTGGGATCAATTCTATATCCTGATGGCTTTGAGTGTACTGGTGGACACTGCCCCAGCAATGAGCACCACAACGGGGATACTGATCGGACTCCGCACATGCACAAGTCGGGCGGATATGCTCTCAGAAGTGAATGGCTGTAGTTGTCTCATGGGCTGTAATACCAGACAAGCGGCGATCTCAGGATAGATCGCCCCTTGCCTTAAGCCTTGCATAACCTATATGCAAAGCTTAAGGCACGGAAATTGGGGTATAGCAGAAAATACCCTATAGCTAATAAAGGAAAACAAAAATGAATCACAAAGATTTCTATCAATTCAAACAAGATAAGACCGACAGTGAGATCGCCCGCCAGATCGTCAAAGAAAGCAAGAATATCCCCGATTTTGGTTATCACGGGGAAGCCGATCTTGGTGAGACTTGGGCCTTTACTTTCTCAGTCAATCGCGACTCTGATGTTTTGGAGCGCTCAAACTGGGAAGTAATTAGTGAGGATATGATCACGCGCCACCCCAAAAACACTATCATTGATCACTGTAGCCATTGGGCTTGTGGGTGGGAGGATCACCTATCCGTTAAGATGATCACCAAGAACGGGCGGATCACGAAAGCCGGAAGGCGTGTTTTGTATTGGCTAGATAAGCTTGACGGCTATCCTGCGGCTGATGAGGATCACTATTCCAATATGGAATATGAGGAATATTCTAGCAATATGGAAGAGTCGATCAAGTGTGAGTCTCGTGCCACCATCGATGATAAGCCGGAGTCCTGGGTTGAGATCGTCGTTGACTATATCAAGACTCAGATGGAATCCGAGTTTGACTCGGCTTGGGATAATGAGGGTTGGTTGTACAAAGAGGATATTTTAGAGGCTTTGGGCGATCTTGGTTGGCTAGAAAAAGAAACCGACTAGATTTTCCCCCTTACCTTAGCAGATCGTGATCTGAAAAGATCACTTTCTGCCAATTGGGGTATAGGTAAAGTATACTTATACCACAATTGGCAGGAAATAACGTAAAGATAGCATAGAAGGAGTCTAGAATGTTCGAAGTACAACAAACCAAGTGGGCGCACGTTCATGCGCCAGATAGTGCTTATGAGACAGTGAGCAAACATCGCAAGCTGAAATGCGCTTATGCCGCGCTAAGAAAGCTTGAGATCGCGCAAGACAAAAGATGTCAGCCGGGATCATGGGATTGTAACATGCGTATTCTTGAGTGTGACAAACCACTGAATAGCACCACACTTGATCTACTGAGATATGCTGAGTCCTAATCCCCTTCCCATAGCAGATCGTGATCTGATGAGATCACTTTCTGCCAATTGGGGTATACCCGAAAACCGGTATACCTCAGTTGGCAGGAAAGCAGTAAATAACGTTCTACTAGTTATCAGCAAAGGATTATAAGATGGGATATAAGGACAAACAAGGACACTGGCGACTTACACCTTGGGATTATCAGACGGCGGCCTTTAGGCGTCAAAATAGACCGATCTGGCCCACTATTGATTGCACAAAGCACGCGCCCGGTCGATTCGCTATACCCTATGATCAACTACAATTTGAGTATGAGCGATTGACAAACGATCTTGATCTGTACCGCCAACGGTACCACAACAATTTGCAGTACAAATATCATCGAGCCGAATTGATACCGATCTTCCGAGGAAAGCATAATCGGCCCATATACAACTATGGTGATCCTAGTGTTGACGTTGACTCGATCAACTACACCCAACATCAGATAAGATACATTCGGTACCTTGCCAAGTGCTGCAACGTATGCTTGGTTGGATAATCGCCTCCCCTAACAGAGAGTCGATCAATTCAGATCGACTCCTGCTATTTGGGGTATAGGTAAAATATGCTTATACCCCAAATAGTAGGAAATAACGTATAGCAGTTTTAGAGAAAAGGATTAAACAATCATGCGAATATTATATCAAAAGCCGGAAACTCTCCCGGTAAATTCACAAAGGTATGCTTGGAATCCATCAAAGTATACTAAGCGCGGGAAAATTCGCCAAGCTTGGAAAGCAGATATTGCAAGGCTTATTGCGCGAGCATACAAGCGCATTGATAACATGAGTATGATGGGGGTGGAGGAGTGGGGGGAATGTATACCCGATCATGATGATCTCTATGATGCTTATGGGCAACCATGGACACTGTATTACATCAATACTTGTGGAGTCATCACTGGAAAGTTAGTTGAGGAGTAACCCCTTACTATTGCAGATTGTGATCACAAGATCGCACGTTTTGGGGTATGGTAGGATACTGCTCTTTGACCATCATATCTTATGGTGGTCAAAGAGTAGGATCAATTTGTTACTTGCTCATAGGCCAGCAGGAAAGAGTAAAGCAATGGCAATGATAGTAGGTGAAGCGTTCAAAAAGTTTTTCGGGTATTCGGTAAGCATGAACGATTTTATATCGTGCGGCGATGTTGATACCCAATTACTCTATTATGAGGTAAAGGTAAGCGGCAAGGCGATGTCGTGGGAAGATAGACAAATCGTGAAAGCATACGATGAGATACTAGACGAATTAAGGGAATACAACGAGGCACTAGCCGAGCAGGTGGAAGATAGTATCTTCTAGTAACATTGCTGGCCTATGAGCAGGTAACAAACAAAATAAAATCAAAAAGGGGCTTTACAATGAATATCGTTTGCAGTAGTTGTAAGAAGGAAATTATGTCCCTCGCGAATAGTGGTGGCATGGGGTACGGTATATCTAAGACCGGCCCGATATGCTATGCTTGTTGTGCAATTGAAGATCAGAAGGACATGAGGGAAACCGGCAAGATCGATCTGTATCTCACCAAAGAGCGGGATACCTACAAGATCACAAACTGGTCGGGTACCCTTAAATTCGAGCCAACGAGCTACCACACGGGAAAGCACAACATTGCGGGCAGTAGAGTCGATGTTTGGTTTGTGTTTGATGGTTACTGGTGGCACGGAGTCCAGTATGGTGAATGGACTCAGATATGCCATTGCAAGCGCACAAAGAAAGCCTATTAGCTTTCCCTTACCACCATACCACCCTATCATACCTCGGATCAGATCGCGCGATTCGGGGTATGGTAGGTTTTAAGATGATTGTGTCTCATAAGAAGGGCAACGGATAGAAAAGGATAAAGACTACAATGAGATTTCAAATAGCAAGATCGGTCTATGTAAAATTCTCTTGGTTGCCTAGAAAATTGACCCTTAGTTCTAGCCCTGGTGTTTACCATTGGCTGTGGTTTAATTTTAGGGTAGAATTTTAGTAACCCTTTGCCCTTCTTATGAGAAACAATCATAACAATTTCAAACCCCTACGAAACGGGGTATAGCTAAAAAGGAGCTTTTATCATGTCATTTGCTACTGCTATAAAATGGTGCGGGGTGATAATCCTGGTCGCCACTATTGCCGGTACAATCTGGGTGGGGTATCTTGCAGTAACCTTGAAACATACACCTCATCACTTCCCCCTGCCAGAATATACTCAGCAAGTGTGATGCTGAAATTAACTACCTTATCTCCAGAAGGTGATCAACGAAGATCACTTTCTGCCAATTGGGGTGTACCTAAAAACGGGTACACTTCAGTTGGCAGGAAAATAGTATAATAACGTCATACAACACAAATAGAAAGGCTTTCTCATAAGATCACAATCCACACAAAACGGGGTGTGGTCTTATGAGAGAGTTATCTCTCTGAAGTATAATTACGTCTCATGAGATGTAATTACATATCACAACCTATACACAAAGAAAGGTAAGAACATGAAAAACAAGATTATCGAAGTGAGAATTTGCCACAGTACAAAGTATGAAATAACCTTTGTGAGAGAAACAAAGGACAACTGGCATACTGAGAAAACCTACACCCCCCGCTATTTTGGGAGGCTTGGTCACATCAGTTTTCTGCTGAGCAATAGTTACTCTCAGCCCTTTGTTCAGATTAACAATGGTGCTGTAACTTTGCACTATGAGCCCAAGCCAACCCAACAGGAATTCTTTGATGTTACACGGGTATCCCGTGATGACTTTGAGGAAAAGGGTTGGGATGCCTCGAACCTGAGTGACCGCAGAATGCGAGAGATCGCGGGCTACCTGGGTGGCAACGAGGGCACGATGGAAGATTTTTGGGAGTGTGTGGACTTCGCAGCAGAGCGATTCAACCTCTCCCGCAAAGATGACCGGGCCGATCTTCTTAGGGATATACTGGAAGAAAAAGCTCGGATTAAGAATCAGTATGAGAAGGCTTCAATCCTGAGCAACACTAATCCGATTGAAGCACTGGAACTGTATAAGATTGCCCGTCATAATGAAGATGAGTGGTATATGGATAACAGCTATACCAGCTTGATCGAAGAAGATGAGGCTATTATGCCTCACAGCTTCTATCTGGATGTTGTACCCCTTATCAAATCACGGGCAGCAGCAGCACAGCAAGGGAAGGACTACGCAGAGCAGGAAGCAAATGCTCACTATCTCCTTAACTGGGGAATAAAATAACCCCCTTCCCTCTTATTGCAACCCATATCTCAATTTCAAACAGTCTCAAAACGGGGTGTGGGTTGCTACCTGCTGAGTGGTGGGAAACAGAAAAGAGCAACAATGGATAACCTAAGATTAGACATAGAAGCCATCAAGCAAACCATTGCAAACAAGAAAGTAGAACATTTGCAGTTGTGCCAGATGGCAGAGGATTTGATGAAGGATGAAAATACTCCTGTTGCCTGTCTGGTAGAAATATCAGATGAGGCAAACGATCTCATCATAGAAATTTACTCCTTAGAAAATTTGCTAAAGATAATCTAACTTAGTTTCCCACCGCTCAGCAGGTAATAACCTTAGTATAAGAAAGGATTCAACATGAGAACAATAAAAGGTCGTTATACAGTAACCGGCTACAATGCAGAAACCGGTCTGGATGAAACAATCAAACAGGTTGATCATCTCTTTGAAGCTGCTGATATTTGCCAGCGCTGTGCTGGGAAGTATCAATACACCCAAGTTATTGTGGATATGGCTTGTGTGGGTGATGTGTCAGTGTGGAATTACGTCGATGGAGAATTTACCCCCGCCCACATCAAAAGAACCCCACCACCGGCCAACCTATCCCTTGATGATGTGTTGCAGCAAGAAGAAATTGACCAACCTACCCCCCTTCTGAGGCAATACTTAACAAATATGTAGAAAAGCAGCGGCGATTCGGGGTGTACCTGAATCGCCCCCTGCTCAAACGGCGAGAGTAGAAAAGAGATAAAGTAAAATGACATTTGAGGAAGCTGTTAAAGACAAGCTGGTCAATAATGGGTTATTCCCTAATCAAGCAGAAGCGATCTTCCAAGCAGTGAGGGATGATCCAGCCAACAGTGAGATGTCCAGCAGGTGGTTAGATAATACAGAAGATTATCCTGCTGCTATCCTAGCAGTGATATGGTTATCTGTTTGTGATCACACATTGGCTTGGATTGATACCGCATGTCCTAAAGCCTGGTTTCGCTCGTTGTTTGTCTAACTGAACATATCTCTCGCCGTTTGAGCAGGGTTATCCCCTTGCAGAAAAGAGGTGTATCGTGAAGTTCTTTATTGACCTACTCAAGGAAGCTATTGAAAATGCAGGATACCAGGTGTACCCCTATTCTGGTCGAATGATGTTCGGCAAACAATGCCTGGCATTCTCCACCAACGAAAGCCCATCGGCTGCTACTGCCAAGATTATAGTTGGCATAGAAGACAGTGAGCTACGCCACCAGATAGGTGATGTTATGGTGTCTGCCCTTACTGATAATTTGGGTAAGGGTACGGTTATCTACCTTCCAAGATACGAGGTATAAAGTGAACGAACATCGATACGAGATCAACGTAGGTCGGGATCAGTTTGTTACCACGCCTAACCGCTGGGAAGCTTTCCAGAAAGGGAGTTTCCTGGCGGGAAAAACTGGTCAGCCTGCTTCAATCTATGACACTAAGGCACAAAGCGGTGACCCATTCATGTGGGAAGTTTCCCCACAGGATGGGAAGATTGAAGTAACCGGCAGGCGTAGGTAACCGGTAGGCGTAGGTATATTTCTCCCGCCCGGCAGCTTACAATGATGAGTGTGTAAGCTGCATGGTTGGATAAATTATCTTATACAAAAGAAAAGAGACACACCATGAAATACAATGTAGAAATCAAGAAGGAAAGCCTTGTAACAACGTTTTACGATGGGCATGGAATTGTACCTAACCGCCAGATCGCCGCCCGGATTGTGACCATCACAAACACCACCGGCAACCAGCGCTGTGGTATCATCACCCTGCATGGCAAGGTTGAGAGAGTAACTTCTCATATGACCGGCACGCGCTGGTCAGAGTGGGAAACTGAGAAGATGATTGCCCCTTGCTACATTCCCTTGTCGATGCGGGATGAGGTGGAATAAACTTCAGTTCATCCTAGACCATCTGATCCTATCTTGTATAGGATCAGTTGTGTAGGATTAACTACTATAAAAGGAGCTTGTCATGTCTAAAACAAAACAAACCTACAAAACAATTTCTGAATGGTGCCTCACAGCAGTATGCCTGGCTATCATTCTGGTGGGCATCTGGATATGTGCTCTGGTAACAGCCGTTGCTTGGGTTGACCACAAGAACGCACCCGTTCACTGGCCCGTAACACCCCCACAAAATTCTGTGTCACAAAGCGTTTAATTTCCCCTTTTGATGAATCGGATCATTGAAGATCAGATCGGCCCAAACGGGGTATACCTAAAATAGAGGAGTTTTACCATGGAACGATGGAGTAATGGAATACCGCAGGATGAGTTTTACCAGTTGCACGAGCGGTTAGCTGGTTATGCTGCCCCGGATTATCTGGTGGAATGGGATAGCCAGTTTCGCTCAAAGTTGAAGGAACTGTGGTATGCAAAAGCAAACCCGACCCGACGGATTGAGATCATCAAGGAAGCTGGCAAAGCTGTCCGGTTTGATCAACGCATCCTTCGTGAAGCGCGGGTAGCTGGCATGACCCGTACCTAATCGGGAAACTGAACCCCCTACTCAGTGATGGATAGGGGGTGTTTTTGGCTGTCAACTGGTGAGAGAAGAGAGGTAGATACTATGTATGTTTATGTTCAATCTGAGCCTGGTCTATGGACAGTTGGTTTCTATCAGCCTGATGGTAGATGGGAACCTGAGAGTGACCATGAAAGCAAAGATAAAGCAGCAGAGCGAGTTCACTATCTGAATGGTTCCCCTCCCCTTGATGAGCAATGGTCTCGAAACTCAGGGAACGGGATTTACAAACCGTAGGAAACCTTCTCGCCAGTTGACAGCTAATAACTGTGTTGACCCTAATGCAAGAGCATGTTATACTGAAAGTAGAAAGGAATACTAAAATGCACAACTGTATTGAAGAGTGTCGTGGTCGGATTAAAGAATGGCTCAACTCATCCTCGGAGCGAATGAATGAGTACAAAGCCAACAGGCAGTTAGAATTATTCTGGCAGGAAGTAGCATTCAAGGATGCTCTTGAGGCAACTCTTAGTCTCATTGAAGATCATATCGATTGTGGAAGCTAGTCTCTTGCCTCCAGCATAGCAGAAGTTGCTATGCTGGCGAGAGGGGATTATCTCTTCATAGCTGGCAAGCTAAAGGATAAAAAATGCCTAACCATGTTACGAATAAAATAACATTCAGCTTAGACGAGTCTCAGAAGGTTTTCGACTCGGTGTGCCCCAAAGGGAAATTTGACTTCAAAACACTAGTTCCGACCCCCCTTGAAGTCTATCGGGGAGATTTATCCGCAACTGATGAGAAGGACTTCCCTATTAACTGGAACACTTGGAATAATACACACTGGGGCACAAAGTGGAATTGCTATGATCAATCTTGTGGAGAGGAAAATGGCAAAGCCTTCATCAAATTTGACACGGCTTGGTCTGTTCCATATCCCATCATAGCGGCCTTTATAAACAAGTTCAATATTTCTTTTGAGCTTAAATACTTTGATGAGGGAGAAAATTTCTGGGGAATTGAGAAATATGACTTCGGAAATCATAACCCTGATCAGATTAAGAGAACAAGTAAAGATTTCAAAAACCCGTCAAACAAGGTAGAACTCGGCAAGGAATTGAAGGGTTCTACCTGGTTTGATGACTTTGAAGATGAAGGTTAAGATTTCTAACAAGTAATTCTACTTGCCAGCTATGAAGAGGTAATCCATGAGACAACATAGGAGTGAAGAAAACAAGTGGTGGGGATGGCACAAATCCGGCTGGGAAACCCGCTGGAAGAATCTCCCTGCTCCTGAAGAATGTCCTTCAGAAATAGTTCTCCTTACCTGTCCCTTATGTGGAGCAAAGGTCAATCAATTAATCAAGTCTTCGCTAAATGGGGTATGGGTGCCTGTGTGTGAAAATTGTGTCACGGGCCTGTAAAGAATCGATCTTTTGTAAGACCGGGGTACACCCGGCAGGAGGAGACCCACTTGCAATAGTGGCAGGTCCATTGAAAGTTTTGATCACTCCTTGCAAAGGGTTTGGTCGTTGCTTTTATATCTTTGGTCGTTGCTTGAAAACCTTCACAAAGATTTCATGGGATTTAGTGTAACCCTTTGGCTATTCCTTGTACAATAGAGTCAAAGGGTTTGGTCGTTGCTTACTAAAGGTTTGACCACTCCCTTTAAGCCCCTTTAATATTTCAAAAAGATTTGAAAGGTTCTGCAAAAACGGGGTATGGGGTATTTACTGATCCACCAAGGAGGATTCACTGTGGCTAAGGGTCAACTGGAAGCTGGATGGTTTGTGTGTTGTGGGGCTGGTAACTGTCGGAACAGGGAGGCTGCTATCGGTAGCCCCCTGGCTGCTGAAAAACATCTGGCAGGAAAGAATTGGTTACGGTCAGCAGCACTGGGGTGGTTGTGCCCTGCGTGTATTAAGAGCAACCCACAATATGTTTTGAGAAGATAATGGAGGTAGACGTAAAGAGCCCCCTGTGTACTAGGCTTACTTAGCATGTAAGTTTGGTACACAGGGGGCTCTTTTTTGATTCTATTCCCGGATGGATTTTAGCAGTCTTCTCTCATCAAGGTCATACTTCTGAAGCAGTGCTTGATACTCATCACAGAACTTTGTGATGTCTGTGTGAACCCACCCACAGTCCCGACAGAAGGCATCAGAGCATCTATCACACTGATAGTGCCCCGGTCGAACTATATAGGTTGGGCCCCCGCAGAGGTAACAGGTTCCGGAGTCTTCTTCGGTCATATCAATCATCCTCTTCATCCTCCTCCAACCTATTTAATATTTCCTCGTTGATCTCGCTCTCAAAACTCTCCTCAGAGGAAATATAAACATATATCCCACGTTCTTGTTCTTCTATTTCATTCTGGGAACGCCCATAGAGAAGTACACTGCAAGCCCACTGCCGACTACAATCCATATGTTGTTCAATGTCAGAACGTTTGAATAACTCCCCATGCTTCAAAGTGGCTTTCATTGAGTTCCACCCTCGAACTATAGAGGGAGGATAAGTTTCTAAAACTGGCATAGTTGGTGATGAAATATCTCCATTTAATTTACTAACATAATCCAGTAAAGAAGTGCTGGCTTTGAACCATTCCCCCCTCGTTCTGCAACCTTCAAATTTTCTATGTAATTTTTTCTCAAGAGGAACTACATCTTCAACAACACCAAGTAAAAGCAGGGGGGCTTTCTCCTCTTCTCTTAATTGATTTAATCTCATAAGAGGTTGTTGTGACTGCCCAATTTTTATTTCTTTAGTCTCTAAATTCATAATAAAATAAACAAATACTCTGTCCACTTCAAATCCTTTCCTATAATTATAAACGAAAAGAGGGGTAACAACGGATGTTACCCCCTTCTTTTATACTCTATTCTTTCGCTTTCAAAATAGATTCAGCCGCTTCTTTTCCATGATACCCATTATGATTGGGAATTGTATGAACTCGTTGATGTGAGTTCCCAGATAAAGCTGCTGCTTTTCTTGTTGGTTTCAACATATGAAACGAACATCGTAAGCACGAAACTTCAAATTGATCATCAATTGAACTGATTTTGTAGTATTCATTTTCCATCATTTCTCCGCTTCTTTTGACAGAAGGTTTTGAAATCTTCGGAATACTTTGCTCATGCTCAACCAACATTACATACACACCTTCTTCTGCTTGCTTTGCCAACATCCCATCTGGGTCATTCTTTACTAAACTCATTTGAAGCTCAAAATCCTTCTTAATTCTAGCAAGGGCAACCTTTTCTTTTGATTTCCCTTGTGCCGATTGAATTCTTCTGTTACGGTAGTCTCCATTTGCCACCATCTCTTCAATTCTTACTTTTGTTTGAACCAATCTATCACGAGTGGCTATAAACAAAAGAAGCCCAATTGAAGCTCGAAACAAAAGAGTCATCATTCCTTCATTGTGCAAAAACCCCGCATACAAAAGAACTCCGTACATCACCCAGCAACCTAAAACGTTGGTCATTTGAAGCTGTTCATCCTTGCTCACATTCGTGCTCTTTTGTTCAACACGAATCCAGAAGTAAATGAATGAAGCTTCAACCAATACAACACATGCAGCAATGACTACAATTTGAGCTATCCCCGTTACATCGGAATAAGCTTTCTTTGCGACGGCAATTGTAGCTGGGGCACTTACAATAAGTGTGGCCCCCTTAACTAACCAGTTGATAAACTTTTGAAACTTAACTTCCGATCTAAAAATGTTCATTTGAGTGTCTCCTTTTATTTTATAATGTCATTTGAATTCTTTTCTCTAAAAGCAAAAAGCTCCACAAATGGCAACGGGCGGCTGCAAGGCACAAATGTGTTTGGTTAGAACACACGCCCGCTCCCATCTGGGGAGCTTCATTTCCCTTGCAGACTTAATGTTAATTGCAGGGCACCACCCTACAAATGAACTCTTCTACTAACCTTAGTATATACCACATCCATTTTGTTGTCAAGAAATTGAATTCATTTCTTAGAAATTGAATGATAGATTTTTCTTTTTCTAAATACCACCCTATAATTTTCCACCTTTCCCCAGGCAGAGATACCAGGCAGGTAATACCAGACAATTCCCACCCAATTCGTCGCCGCCTATCTCCTGTACGTTTCTAATTATCTGTCCGAATGGTATACGTAAAATCTCTAGGTGATTATAATAGTAACAAGATTAATATAATATAAATATAAAGTCTTAATTATAAATCTTAAACACTAATTCTATTCCTCATGCTTGAATTTAGGAGTTAATAGGGGGTATGGGGGAAAGAAGAACCCTTTGTTTTGGAAATTCTCAGGACACCAACCAGCCGCCAGTTTTTCTCTCACCCAAACCCTGCTATACTGCTCACATGGAAACATTGCTACAGGCAACCCTCCAAGTCTCTCTCACATTCCTGCTGCTTATCTGTGGGGCTTATCAGCGCGTCACAGTAGCCCCGGCAACTTATCTGCCCGACGGCCTTGAGTTCCGACAAGCAGCAGAACTTTACTACCAGACCTATCCTGAAGCGGTCTACGGTCATGTTACACGTTATGGCTCAGATGACTTAGCCTTCCGTGAGCTGTACAACCTCTCCCAGGAATATAGGTCTCAGATTACTCGTGGTTATGGTCTGCTGGGCGGGGGCTACGGGTACAGGTGGATAGGAGGCAGGGAGTACCTGATTGACAACAGGGCTTCAGACGGCTACTGGATGATGGCAGACAAAATTAGCGAGCCCTTCCCAAATCACAACTCCAATCAACTCAATCTCTTGAAGCTATCCATGATGTCCCCTGAGCAAGCACGCGCATATATTGATAGGGAATATGCTGGGATAATCTCGGTCAAGAGTCCCAACGATATTGGCCGGGAGTTCTGCATGATTGATTTTCCCTCCCGCAGGGTCTTGGGAAAGGTGATTGTGGGAGGAGTTGCGGGTAGGCATGATTGGATGTACTTCGGGGAGAGTGTCAATGATTTCTACGGACATCTCAGGATTGGGCAGAGAAGCCTGGAGTTAGGGGGAGTTGACTATTACTGGCTGGCGGATGTGACTGATCGACTGTGGGGCAGGGGGATGAAGTATGCTTTGCTGCTGCCCCCTGAGATGTGCGACTGCAACTAGTTGTCATGACTTTTCAAATTGCTATTGACAAACTTTAATTAGCGTGGTATTCTGAAGTTAAGAACGGGGCAGCGAATGGTCGAAACAAGAAGACCTCGGATAAACATAGCATGTGAGATGATTTCTATAGTGTCACCGACATGCCCCTTATTATAGACAGTTTTTCCTTAGCCGACTGGATTGCGTTAGACCTCACAATGAGGGAGCATGGGAAGGGTTGAAGCTAAGGTCAGACTGAAAGACTGTAGTATATTTATATCGCTGGTCTGCTCCACCAGTCCAGCAAATGTAAGAGCCAGGTTGGGACGGCAACCTTACTTTACAGGCGAGTTAAATGTCCGGTATACCGGCACCGTCGTGGTTTTTCTTCTGGGCTTAGTGTAATGGCAGCACGCCCTCATATGTGGGGGAAGAACAGGTTCAAATCCTGAGCCTGGTCTGGGGTTGGTAGCCCCAAGGTGCGGAAGCGGGTTAGGCGAGCAAGAGGTGGTTTGATGGGGTAGTAGTACCGCACCGAAGTGCCCGAACTCTCGTTTAGTAGATTGAACTCCTTGTGTGCTGTGTGTTTTGTTTCGTTAGGGAGTTCGGGCACTATTCTTCTGAGGATTACAAAATGTTAAGGTGCTATGTTTGTGGAAATCCTGAAGTCATAATTTTAACCCCTAAGCCGTTGTGTCAATGGCACGAGACTGAACCAGAAACTCCTCTAGGTGCTTCAATTGGGGCAGAAGGAACCAACGACTGGGATGACATTCCTGAATACCTACAAGATTTGGATACGCCCGTTTATCCGGCATAAAGGCACTTATGAGCTTAGACAATTTCACAGAACAATTCAAAACTTTCAATCCTCTCCCTGAGCAACCCCGGCTCAGGAATTATGTTTTACGGGTTGATCTGTTGCTGCTCATTCTGGCCGCACTGGGCGGGGTTATTTTCTCAGCCTCCAGGACGTTTACTCTGATTGCTGAGCAGAGCGGTTCTAGTATTGCCGCCTTTGCAGTTCTGGCGCTGGAGTTTTCACTGGCAGGGCTTATCCTGAGTGGAACCCACAAGAACCAGGGGTGGTTTACTAACTTTCTACGATCAAGTGCCAAGTGGATAACCATCGTTATCCTGTTGCTGATCTTGATCGTTACCAATGCCAGTTACGAGATTAGGCAAGTTGGACTGGCTATCTCAGAAGAGTCACTCAAGATTGTACTGGTGTTCTTTCTGGGGATGATGATCCCCGTGCTGGTAGTCATCAATTTAGAGAACTTGTCGGTGACCATACCAGAATATTTTGACGAGTTCAGGCAAGCTAAGGTAGAATACTACCAACAGTTAGCTAAGTGGAACGAGGAATTAGAAGTTGCTTGGAAGGCTGAGGATAACAAAACCTCTGTGACACCTGGGATTGTTTGTGATAAGCAAACCCGCAGAGCAGCTATTCAGGAACAATTAGAGCGTGGTGAATCACTTAATAAATCAAAATTGGCAGAGACGTTCGGGGTCAGCACAACGACCATCTTGAACGATGTTAAAGAACTCAAACAAAATAAAGCGGACATAGAAAGTCAATTTTAATCATGAAAAAGTCAGGAACGAAAATACAAGAACTCAAGGAACGACTTCACATGGAAGCTGCTCCCCCATTGGAATTTCTCCAGTTTACCTCAGATGTCATAGACTCCATGCCAGATGAGTGGCAGGGGCCCATGCGACGGGGTTATTTAGAGGGCAAGGGACAGCTTTTCGATGAGAACACCGGCAAGCCTTTGACATCAGACAGCCGGTACCACATCATGACTGAGCACAGCCGCCGGTGTTTTATGACTATGGTGGAAGTGGCTCGTAAGCACCCAGATGCCGTGCGCTGGTTGTTGGAGGAGGTGGGCAGTGGATGAGTTCATGGAACCCGGAGAGATAACCACCTCGATCATGACACCCATCAGCTTATCTTTTGATGGGTGGGTTATTCTAGAGGCTAAGCAGGTCTGGTCGGATTTGCGGTACAGAATTGGTACAGATGACAGACGGTCTAATATTAGCTTCTCCAGTGCAGCTATCGGAAATGTTCTGGTAGCTTTGCCAACACGAGAGGAACCCCCTGATCCTCCCGAAGAGGTTGAAGGGTTGAAGGTAATCACATTGGATGAGTTTGTTTTTGCTGTGATGGCAGTTACAGGAGCTAACGAAAAGATACGCATAAACACATACACAAAACTAACCGATCAACAAACGTTCTAACTAACATATACAACATATAAACAGGAGAATTAAACATGCCGTTCGCAAATAGTGGTGATCCAAAGCTTGATCCTCGTGAAGGTAGTTTTGAGAACCTACCCGCAGGAACATATACAATCACAGGTATTGCTGATTATTTCAGTAAGGATGATCTAGGTTACCCCTGCTTTATTCCTGTTGGCAATGAGCTTCAAGCTCGCTGTCATTTTTCAATTACAGAGAATAGCAGTGCTCTTCCGGCCTGGCAAGGAACTAAGGAAAGTTTTTATAACTTGGCAAAGGCTCTGGGAGCCAATGTAGAGGGACTGAAGGTTGAACCTACCACGGAATATCTCGGTAAAATTCAGGCACGTATTGACGGGGCTAATTGTAGTTCTCGTTGTGCCACAAATGATAAGGGGTGGGTCAAGAAAATTGACGCTCTCCAACCCCCTTCTGGATTTTATCGGATCACTTTCAAGAATGCTTTCTCTCTGGATAAAACTGAACCCTTGACTTTCCAAGCAATGCCCAACAGCAAGTTCGAGGGCAACAATGAGGTTGTCAGGCTTCAGTTCGAAGTTGTTTCGGACATAGAGGGCGATACTGGCTATGCAGGTAATAATTTCTTAGTAAACCTTTATAATCCTTTTAATGGGGTTGAAAACGGCGAACCTTCTTTCAATAAAGCTAAGAATATGCCTATGTATAAGCCGGAGCGCAGACTTCGGAGCTTCTTAAGCATCTTCTGGCCTGATGTGGAAGACTACAAATGGGTTTCTGACCCAGAGGATAGCATCTATGGGGTTGATGAGGCAGCTAATCCTATCGTGGTTATTGTGGATAAAGCTCGTGCCAGTGGGAAACAGGCCCTTTGTCAGTTGGAACTAACCGAGCAGGGTTATACCAAGATGGATTTGCTGGATTTGAAACCAGCTAAGGGTGCTCCTCTGGTTGGGGTTACACCTAAAGCAGCTCCGGCGGCTGAGCCTACTGTCAAGATGCACATGAACTTGATTAAGGTTATCAATGATCATGCTTACCCAGACATAAACGGTAACGTCTTTGAAGCCACCCCAGAGAACCCCTACCACCTGAGTGAGAAGGGGGCTGGTTGGTGTAAGGAAAACGTAGCACCTGTTTGGGATAGTTTGGGCTACGGGATGCCTCGCAATTTTGGTGTCCTATCCAGCACACAAGCATCAGCATTGATTGATGCTATCCAGGCTAAGTTAGGCACGAGCGAGTTCTAAGCCATGCCACTGTGGAATCGTCTCAATCCACAGTCCCTTGGTACCATCAAGCAGGTCTCTCAATCAGAGGGGCCTGCCTCTGTTTTACTTTCCAACCCTCACTCAGACCAGTTTGATGAGGGCGGAATTTATAAACCAAAGGACTTAGTAAATTACCTGATTGCTCTGGAAGTGAAGAAGTTTGGGAAGGCTATCATCGGCTCATTGAGTTTCACTGCTCTTCAACACCATGCTAAACAACTGATGGAGAAGTATGAGGTTGGGGAGCTGAAACGGGCAGTAAAAATTGCTGTGGATACGTCAAATCATCCTTGTAGCTTCAAGCTGGTGGAGGAGATATGTATCAACCAGAGGAAATAAAGGCACGTATAGATTTCCCCCAACTGATGAGCCACTATGGGTACAAGATTAACCATGCTCGTAAGATATGCTGTCCGTTTCACAAGGAAGATACCCCCAGTTTTCATGTCTATGACAACGGGGGGCATTGTTATGGTGGCTGTGGGTGGACTGGTGACATCATCCAGTTTGTTATTGACCGGGAGAGTGCCTACTTCACCAAGGCCCTTGAACTGCTGGCTCAGTGGTTTGGGATAGCCGAAAGAAAGCCAGGAGAAGTTTACATCCCGGCTACCAAGGTCAAGGATGTACCAAAAAAGATACGTCGTGAGCCAGTTAATCCAGAACTGATAGAGTTCTTTCATAGTCAACTTACAACCGCGCGTAGATTGTGGCTCAAAGAAGCACGGTTGTTAAATGACCAGACGATTGATTACCTGAAGATCGGCTGGCGGCCAGACATGGATGCTTATAGCATACCATTCTGGAAGGGTGTTCCAGGGATGTCAGAGGTAGACATCCTTCAGTTTAGATTTGCACCTAAAGAGGGAAGGAAGTCCCGATACATCAGCTTGGACAACCATGGGTTTGCCGGGTTAATTGGCAGACACACCATGAACAGTGAGTTCCTGGTGTTCTTTGTGGGGACGTTAGATTGTGTGTTGGCCGGGCAAGACGGCATACCGGCAGTGAGCCCCAACGGTCTTACTGTCTGGTCAAAGAGATTGGATGAGTTAAAGTGGATCATTGGGGACATTAAGGAACTATACTTTGTTCCTGATAATACCAGAAGTGAGACCATTGAAAGTATGAGGTTGGCTAATGCTTTAGGAGCAAAGATCAGGTACTTGCCGGAGATGGAGTCAGGAAAAGATTATACGGACTTTAGGTTAGCTCATACAGCAGAGCAATTCATAGAAGAGGTGTTACAGGTGAGTAAAAGCCCATTCATAGAAAACACTGCTCATGCCCAAACGGTTAAAGACATCTTAGAGTATGTCTCGCTGGGGCAGGGGGAGAAGGCAATTGAGTTGCTGGTTATCTTAGAAGAGACTGGATATAAGTGGTGGTCAGTAAGTCACAAGATGCAGTGTGTGGCTTCGAGTTACCCTTTCGAGGTGACGACGGCTTCTGAGTGGCAGGATTTAATCAGGCAGTTAGAGTTAGCACATTCTTATTCTACTATGGCTGTCGTGTTGTTACAGACGGCTGAGAGTTGGTCATTAGCGAAAGGAAATTTTTAATGAAGCTAAAATGGGTTGAATATCTACAGAATACCCCAACGGAATTTAGTGGCAACGGGGAGTGTTTATACGAGTATATACTAGGAACAGTTAAGGTGGGAGAAGTTGGGTGGAGTTGGTATTATATGAAAGTTACACCTGATGATAAGTATCAGGCTATGGTTCACTTACCTGGGGTTAATTTAGAATACCAACTATACTCATCTATTGAAGCAGCAAAAGAGATAGTTGAAGATGAGGTTAAATTTTGGATTGAAGGGACAGGATTAAAGTGAATCTAACACCGTTTGACATAGAAAGCCTTCTAATCGGAACCGTCCTGCGTTATGGCAATGAGGCAGCTAACCTTGTACTGCCTGCTCTGACACCAGATCGCTATATCTATGGGACTGATGGTAAGTTTGGCTCTTACCAGCACAGGGACATCTGGAGGGCAATCGAGACTACCTATCTAGTAGACCGATCAACCGTCAACATACCCAATGTCTTGTCACATATACAAGATAAATCAGACGATATTCGTCTATATTTACAGGCACTGGCGGGGCAGGTTACTGATAGATACCATGTGTATGATGTAGATGAACCAACCATCCGGCATTGGGCTGAGATTATTGACAAAGTAGGCAGTGCTTATGCTCTGATGGCTAAGGCTTCAGATATAGCGGATGGTCTTAGTAATCAGGATAGATTCGAGAAGGAAGTTCTTCACATCGATGATATAGATGGTTGGGCTAACACAAAGCTGGCCGCCTTTCGCAATACCCTCAAGGTCAGCACAGGGGGTTTACAACATATATCAGTAGCTGCTAACAATGTTCAAGAAATATGGAATAGGAAACGCCGAGGGGAGCAAATGACATTTTTACCCTCTGGGATGCCTAGTTTGATCGGAGCAGGATTTTTTGCTGCTGGTGATTTAACTGTAGTACACGGCTTGAGTGGGGCGGGAAAAAGTGCTCTTGTGCATCAAAGTGATTTAGGTATTGCTATTGGGCTTAGGATGAATAACATTCCTGGCTGTGTGGCTGAGTTCTCTTTAGAAATGCCACAAGAGCGGCTTACTGGAAGGTTTGCTGCTCTACTAGCGGGAGTAGATACTAGTAAACTTAATTACCTAGACGGATTATCTGACGAGGATTTTAATAGATTATCAAAATGGCTGGAGTTCGTAGCTACTTTGCCTGTTTATATAGACCAGACAAATTTTTTAACCACTTCAGCCATGCAGTTTGCAACTGAGGGTCTTCATACATCAGAATGGGGGCCTGTTCGGAAATGTTCCGCCGACTATATTGAGTTATTTGATAGTGACAAGGGGGACAATAAAGAACAGAAACTCGATCATATTATTCACGAGCATTTACGTTTAGCCAGAGTAACAGGAGCTAATGTAACAATCATTAGTCAAACAACATACAGCGGGGAGTCTAAAACCATCTATCCTGCGGGTCCAGGAGGCCCAAGATATTCAAAAGCTATACAACATGCAGCAGATTCTATTATGGAAGTTTGGAATCCTCTTTATATGAAGGCTGCTGGCATGAAATATGCTCAAATAGAAGGTGTAAGTGAGCATCATGTAACGTTGTTTGTTCAGAAGTGTCGTTACGGGAGTTTGGGCTCTGTGAGGCTAAACTGGAATCCTGAATGCACTCAGTACACAGACCCACTGGTTCGGAGTGATTTGGTGTTTGACCACCTGAAGGAAGTTACCGAAAGCATCAATGGCACGTCTGCTAAGGTGGTGGCGATAAGAGATACTAGTTTTGGAGATTTCTAATTACGACTCATGAGGTGTAATTATAGGAGAGAATATGACTATACAAGTTGTTCATGATTTACCCAATATCGAGAGTAGGGTGGTGGCGTTAGACATCGAGACCACCAGCACACCTGGCAACTCTATCTCGAACCCATTCCAAGATAGGATCGTAAGCATTGCGGTCAGTGATGGCACGGATGTGTGGATTATCCCGCCTGACGGTAATTTTAGGTCAGTAGTGGGACTGGTTAATGACCCAACCAAGAAGAAAATAATTCACAATGCCATATTCGACGCTTCATTTCTTGTCTATCAGCTAGAAGCTGATCCGGTCAATATCTCAGATAGCCTGCTGATGAGTCGTATGATTCATGCGGGAAGAGGCATGAGGCATGGTCTGGATGATTGCCTGGCTCAGCTAGGCATTTACATGGATAAATCCACCCGGTCTCAGTTTATGTCCCACAGAGGGGAACTGACTGAGGAGCAGATAGCCTATGCTGCAAACGATGTTATTCACCTCCCTGCCCTGCGAGAGCAGCAGGTCAAGGAGATCAGTAGTGCGGGCTTGGGCAAGATTGCCGGGCTTGAGAACAAGGCTATGCTGACTGTGGTGGATATGTATCTGGCCGGTGTGGGGTTTGATAAAGAGTTGTGGGCTTCCCACATGGAGTGGATTAACCGAAGGCTAGAAGAGATAAAAAAGAGTATCATGGGGATTACCGGTTGCGGGTACGCAACCTCTTTCTTCGGCGAGGTAGAGTTAGACATCAATCTGAATTCTGTGAAGCAACTTAAGGGGTTGCTGGATAAGCATGGAATTAACGTCAAGGATACTCGTGAAGCAACCTTCCAAGCTTACGTAGAGAAGCACGCGGGCACTGAGCAGGCTAATTTACTGGGGCAGGTGATTGCATGGAAAGACTGGCGCAAGAAAGTAAGTTGGGGCTATGATCAAGATGTAAACCCGGTTACTGGGAGAATTCACCCGTCTTGGAACCCCTTAAACGCGGAAACCGGTAGGTTTAGTTGTTCCGGGCCCAACTTACAGCAGACACCAAGACCTAAAGAGGGTGATCCTAATTTCAGACACCTTTTCAAAGGTGCCGAGGGCTGTAATCTAATTATAGCAGATTATAGCCAACAGGAAGCAAGGGTCTTTGCTCAAATATGTGGTGATCCTAATCTTCGAACAGCCTGTGAATCTGGTGATGTATATACCATGATTGCCAAACAAGTGTTCAATGAGGATGTGGAAAAAGGTTCTGAGCGTAGGTTCTTGGTAAAGACAGCGGTTCTAGCCTGTGCTTATGGCGCGAGGAAAACAAAACTGGCAGCAGTGCTGGGTACAACAGAAGACGAAGCAGAGAAGTTACGTATGATGATTTTTTCTACTTACCCAGGTATGAGGATATATGCTGACAAACAGTTAGAGAATTTGATTAAATCTGGTTACGTTACAACCCTGTGGGGTAGGCGGCGGTACTTCCCAGAGGTTACAGGAACAAGGCCGGATGAATACTGGAAATTTGCAAGCCAGGCAGTTAATACCCCTGTGCAGGGTACTTCGGCGGACATCGGGAAGCTTGCGCTTATCAAGATTCGGGAGTATTATAAAGGTATAGAAGGTGTAAAACCCGTGCTTGTCATTCATGACGAGATTGTATTGGAAGCTCCTGATAAAATTGCAGATGAAGTGATGTATAACTTAGTAGGGGCTATGGAAAGCGCAGCTCACGAAATATGCCCGGATGTATCTATTCCGGCAGATGCTGGGGTTGCTAAAACTTGGGATAAGGTATAAAAATCGTGGATCGCAACGTAAAAGAAATCTTAGGTAGAGCACTTTACACACAGGGTTCGGAGTTAATAACAAAACGAGTTCTATCTGATGTTTTGCGATTTAACAGCACCTTTGAGCCTACAGTAGCATGGCGAGATGAATGTATCTCGATACTCGATACTATACATGGACTAGGGAATGGCCTCTCGGTTATTGAGGCTGTTTTGTTAGCCATTGTGGAGGATCATTGGGCCGAGTTGGATGAGGAGTGGAAAGCACAATATGGTGGTGATTTTTTAACTCTGGCCTTTCGAAGATATTCGCGCCGCCCATCTACTATCCGGTCTGACCTACGGGCCGTGCGGGTCTTTCTGCTCAACAATAACACAGTCAAACCCTTTGGGATGATTGATGTGCCCATGCGGGATGTGTCCGGGCAGATTCAGAAAGATGAGAACGGCAGGGCCCTTACCACCCAAGTAGAGTGGGACCCTACCAAATCTACCCTGGCTAAACTGAAGGTAGCAGTGCCCCTGGCTGAGCAGGGTAAAATGACCCGACAATTGTGGACCATGATGTCAGATGATCATGTAAGTTCTTCTCAGATGGTAAAGAGTGTTTACGAGGTGAACGAGCAGGCAGATCGGCCTATCCAGCTCAGCTTACGGTTCAGGATGGAGGGGCCAGTTCTGGTGGCTTACGAGAATGGTAATGAAGCCGAGATAGGTGAATTGAACTGGCAAGGGTATTTTGAGGATAGTTATGGACTGAAACACAGAGCCCTGGATAAACTGATGGAGATGCTGGGGATAACTTTAGATGAACATGTAACTATGATCCGAGAAAGCGAGGAATTAAACGATGTCTATTATTCAGACGACCAAAACTTTGAGACCTAGAGAAAAAAACGATCACTACCCCACGCCCATTGAGTTGTGCCGGGCAGGGGTGGATTTATCAACACTCACTTCCCCTCGTAACGTTCTAGACCCAGGTTGTGGGACAGGTGTTTGGGGGCAAGCTGCCAGAGAGATATATTCCCAAGTTTACATAGACGGCGTTGACATATCTCCTCAAATTGAGATGGGGAAAATTTACAACGCAATATTCAAACAGGACTTCCTAGAAGAAAAATCTAAGTTTAATGCGCCTTATGATTTGATTGTAGGAAATCCTCCCTACAGGTTGGCAGAGGAGTTTATCTGGAAGAGTCACAGCCTTCTTCGAAGAAATGGTGACATTATCTTCCTACTGCGGCTGAACTTCTTGGAAGGGCAAAAGAGGGGAGGGGGATTGTGGAAAGAGTTCCCCCCTTCAGAAGTTTGGGTGCTAAGCAAGCGACCTTCTTTCACAGGGGATCGTAGAACAGACGCTACCGCATACATGTTAATAAAATGGTGTTCTGGCTTACGGAACAAGTACCCTACTCAGTTATATTGGTTAGATTGGAATTATAACAATGAAGATTAAAGATATTATTTTTAGTGATGAATTTTGGACAGATTGGGATCGTGTGCCAGACGATATTCAGAAGCGCTTCAACAAAGCTATTAGGAATATTGTACTGACTAAGACCCTACTTCCCTCAGTGTGCGCCCATAAGGTCAAGCACAGTATGGAAACAGCTTGGTTGGGCTATGTCACACAGGGAAATCAGGGCTGGCGGTTCCTGTTTAACATCAGCAGCTCTGGTGTGTTGATTATTGAACGGCTACTTGACCATGATGCTATGGAGAAGTTTCTGAAGACTAAGTGAGGAAATAATGGCTAAGATATTGTTTGAGGTATCCGCAAGCCCATTTCAAGCAACCTCTGACAACCTTTGTTATGAATATGAAGTTAGGTTTACGGAGCCTGTAAATGCTTTCTGGTTGATTGCTGTGATTAAAGAAGCTCTTGAAAAAGAAACTAAGGAAATAGAAGATTCTTGACAAGCTGGCCCTTGTATGTTATACTGTAAATAGATAATAAATCTATAACATACAAGGAATTTATCATGAGCATCACCGTTTACGAATCAGAACAAGAACAGAACTTTTTAACCTTCTGGGAGCCAGTCAAGGAAACTCTACTTAACAGTGTGAGTGCCTTGACTGGTCTTTCCTATGGCCCTTCAGTGGATGAGTTTCTTCAGTGGTGGCTACGATCAGGAACTAATAACCCCATCGCGGCTGTTACCGGCTATCGGAAGTATCTCTCTGAGGATATGAAGCTCAAACCGGCAACTGTCAACAAGAAACTGTCCTCCATTCGGCGGCTGTTCGAAGTTGCTGCTACGTTAGGTATTGGCAAGACCGGCTGGCCCTTCAACCATGAAGTCAGCATAGCCATCAAAAACATCCGCAATATCCCCCAGCATGGGGATGTTTATGGGACGCGGCTATCTAAAAGTCAACTAGAAATCCTGTGTTTTGCTCCAGACCCTACTACAGCGCTTGGCCTGCGGGATCGAGCAGTGCTAGGGTTGCTGGTGGGCTGTGGCTTGCGACGGTCGGAAGTTTGCAACCTGACTTGGGGCCAGATACGCAGAGATGGAGAGTTGTTCGTTATTGCTGACATCCGAGGCAAACACGGGCGGATCAGAACAGTCAATCTGCCTGCTTGGGTGTATAAAATGTTGGTGGAATACTGTATAGAGCCATGGGACAAGGATGCACGGATTATTCAGTCTTATGACCGCCATGGGAATAAGAGAGGCAAGATTACGACTCAGACCATTTACCGTATTGTAACAGAATACTCAACCCTGTGTGGATTTGGTGTTGCTCCTCACGACCTGCGGCGTAGTCATGCTCTGGTCAGCAGGTTAGGGGGAGCGAGCATTGAGACGGTGAGAGATGATTTGGGTCACAGTTCCTCTGTCGTCACCGAGAAATACATCGGCAAGAGGGGGGATTTGGGTGAGATGGCTGAGATGTGGGATGATTTTGGAGAAGATAATGAGTGACTTAGAAGATCTTATTCTACACGGCCCAACAGATAGGTCAGAATTTTTAACAGCCTTTCTTAATCTTGAGATGAACAACATAATTAAGATTGCTTCCAAAGCAGAGTCTTCTGAATTAGCTGCTACCATAAGCGCTGTAGCAACACAAATTTTGTATATAGGTCTGCTAAAAGCTATTGCCGAAGGTAAGATTAAATTCATAAGGAGATAAAGTGATGGAAAGTACATTTGAGATTGCCAAGCACATTAAGTTGGTTATTCTATCGACCACAGCGGAAGTTATGAATTACTCTTCATGGTCTGAGTCTTTTTCTGTTTCACAAATTCGAGACCTTCCAGCACGCATAAAGGGGTCTGATTGGTACAGGGACATCAACCCAGCAGAGTTAACTAAAGATGAAATGCAGATACTCGGTTTTGGGTTATGGTCAGATGATCCAATATTTCTGATCCCCTTGTGGCTTTTCCCGTTTTTGGCTGACACTATAAAGTGTGTAGACATCAATGGGGGGGCAGTGCTACGGAAATCAGATATGAGTGATGATAATCGTTTTGGTTATCTAGCCTATGGAATAATGCCCAAGACCGAAGGCTAGGTATTAGAATTTGCCTTATAGAAAGCTAGAGGATTAAATGGAGATAGAAAAAGAGTTCGTTGGACTCAAGAAAGTTACTGTAACTTTTAATCAAGAAGATATTAAGAGAGCATTATTGACTGAAGTTTCCAAAACCCCCTCACTTCAGGATTTGCCTTGCACGCCTAAATTTGATTTTTGGGATGCAGAAGAAACCGGGAAACTTGTATGTGAGTTAGTGTGGACAATTAGAGCGGACATGGAAGAGGAGAGATAAATGAACTTTGATAGAAAGATTCAGAGAATAAACAGACAATGGGACTTTATAATAAAGTCTGAAGGCGGTTTTAGTGTGTCAATTGAATTAACAGATCATTGGGGATGTTTCGAGAATACTCCCTTCATTGGTCACACCATCTTATATGGGAAAGTATTTCCACAAGATTTTAATGATCTATTGCAAGATGCAATAGATTGGGGTGACGACTTAGACAAGGAACTTATAGAATGGGTTAAGGGGAGGGGAAAATAAATGAACGTATCAGAACTGATCATACATCTGCAAGAACTAGAAGTAATTCACGGAAACTTAGAAGTAGTCTATCCAGATGATGAACTACCACACTACCCTAATGGGATTGATAAAGTTTCTGTTACTTATATTCACACTCCTTGGTACCAGGGGGATGTAATTCAAGTAGCATAGGAGAACAAGATGACACCTGCATGTAGATATATGTGTAATGTCTGTGGAGATATTTATACCACTAGATCAGAAGCAGACCGATGTTGCCCAGACGTTGTTAAGGTCTTTAAGCTTAATGGGTCTTGGGTCACTTGGGATGAGGCACAGGATGAGGCACGGCTGGAAATAGGCTGTGATTGTGATGCTTGTGTTTTTCATGTGTTAGAGATGGGGGAAGAATGATACTAAACAATATCAAGGCGATCTTTCGGGTAGATTTACAAAAAGATGCCACCATGCCCGTTATGACCTTCTACACCCGAAAACGCAGAAGAGTCCTAAGTTTATGCGGGGAAAATTTCATGTGGGTCAACCTAGAGGTAGTTTACAATAAGAATGACCGGGAATTAGGAACTAACTCTAGTTTTTGCCACAGCAAATATGACTTAGTTCAATCGCTGGATCAATTTACAGAAACAGAACTGATGGGATACTTTGACTCATGCAACTAGACTACTATCTGACACTATTTTACCTGGATGATGGCTGCAAGGTCTTTCACAGCTCCAAGAAGGGTAGAATAGTTGCCTGGTATATTGAAGCCCAGCCTTTCATAAGATGTGCTGAGGTGCTTGTGTCCTATCGAGGTGAGAAGAGGGAATTGGTTGGCACAAATTGTGCTTTATGTGCTACACTTAAAGATGTGAGAGAAGCATTGAAACAGTTTGCCGATGAAGAGTATCTTAAATATTTGGAGGACCCAAACAGTGTGGAATTACAGAGTCTTACGTCAGAACGTTGACAACAAAATTACTTATAGCGTTCGCGAGGTCTATTACAACAAAGGTGTGCCTGTGGCCTTTACCCTTAGTCCAGTTGTACTATCCTCCTCAGACTTGGAGGAATTGCTGGTGGACATTGAACATATCGCACAGGATGCGCGGAATCACAAGGTACTGGATGAGAGTGAAGTTGACACAACCAAACCTTTGTGGGCCGAGGAAGGTGATTTTGAAGAATAAAATACTAATCCTGATTATAATAATCGTGTTGGGGGCTTGTAACCTAAACTATATCCCTGTAGAGCCAGTTGCTACCCAGACTCCGTCTGCTACCCAGACCCAGGAGCCTACTCAGGCCCCCATACTTACTACCACACCTTCTCCTGAGCCTGTGGTGGTACCGACAGCAACTGATATGCCTACTACCACAGTGACTCCCACAGAGATACCTTTCCCAGGGCCTACGCCGACCCAGATAACTACCTTGTCCATTATAGAGGCAACACCTTTAGGTGGATACCCAACAGAACAAACCAGCGGGCTTCTTGCTCAGGACTACGAGGGTATCTATGTTCCGAACAGCTTACGTAACGTGCGTAAGTGTGCGGCAGTTGGGAATGTTTGTCCTGTAATAAGGCAGATTAAGGAAGGGGAGTTGGTTAAGGTTTACAGCTTGTTATATGTCTATCCCCAGAAAGATGTTTGGGTTTGTCTTGACCCCCCTCCAGCACTGTACGTCAGCACTGAATGCAAAGAGGTAGCAGCTTACTTGACAGGGGATAATGTTTGGGGCACGCTATATTTAGGGTGGGGAGAATGAGCGAAGACAGCATCGAACTGATGCGGGCTACCATTCCTTACCTGCGGGCGCTGCTGAACCTGCATGACCAGCGGGTTGCTCCCTGCATGAGTTCTAAGGATGCCAAAGAGCTAGAGAAAATAATTGATAGGTTTTGGCAGATCGTAGTGGAGTATGATAAAGAGAAGAAAGGTGGGTTTTGATGTTGGATAAACTACACGGTCATGTTGAAACAGATAAAAACGGCTACCCCTCCGGTAAAGTGGTTGAAACCCTAGAGGCTGGCACACGCTATCATGTGATTGTTAGTGTAGATGGGAGTACTTATGAAGTAGCTCAGGGATTTTTAATTCAACCAAAGTCCTGGCTCAGACGGCTGGAAATATGGATTGAGGCTAAGTTACATAATGGATGGCATCATTAGAAAGGATTTGAAATGATTAAAATATTCTGTGATTATTGTCTGGAAGAAATTGTTAATCCCTCAGACGGGAATATGTATTTTTCAGACAGAGGACACTTCCATGATCGTGAATTGGGGGATTGTCTGGACTTGTGGTTACTGCGACCCCCCGATGAAGAGAACGAGATTGAAGTTGAGGATGGAGAGGATTTGAAATGAAGGCGCTAACTTAGCTTACAGCTTTTATGGTGGGTTGGATTATTATGGAGGTTATTCGAGACAGAAAATTAACTTGGGAAAGATTTGTTCATGGACTAACTATAGGTTTAGGTGCCTTGTATCTTTTGTGGGTTTTCAGCCCGAACAAATTTGACTATTAGAAAGCAGGGAGAGATGTCAGTTAAAATAATTTGTGATGGTTGTAGACTGGTTGAGCCTGCCCGGTATTTCATAACTGAATCTGGGTGTAAGACTCAAAACATACTTTTGCCTATTGGTTGGTGTGGTGTTTTGTATACTGACCAAGACGGGGCGGATCATTACTACAATTTTTGCTCAGGTAATGGTTGTTACGGAAGATGGTTAGAATCCTACCCTGATTTTATAGCGAGTTATTTTGAAACAAATAACTCTAACGCTCAGTCTTAGAAAGGATTTGAAATGACCAACGAAACTATCTTGGTAGAAGCTCTTCGATGTATTACAAAGTGGTTTGGAGAGTTTCCTGAGACAGGGGAAACTTGGCCCAGCGGTGATCCTATTAGTTATGGTACTCTGTATGGGTCCAATGGGGAACGTGACTACATGAGAGAAATTGCCAGAAAAGCTCTTGAGAAAGTAGGGAGAGATGTCTAGACTTTATATACCAAAAGGAACTAAATACCAAGATCATATCCTAATAGATTATGATCAACAGACTAAGAGAATCTTGGTAGAAGGCACACATGATAGCGGGTTTATGCTTGGTCAAGAATCCTTTTCTCTAAAAGATTTTTTAGAGGGGCTGGAAATTTCTAAGGAAGATTGTTTAGAAGTTTTTAACCCTAACGCTCGCTACTAGAATAAGTGTTATAGGACATTAGGAAAAGGGAGAGAAATGGTTGATAATCTTACTGAAGTTATAATCAACAAAGATGAAATAGTATGGGCTCGTTTATCTCAAGATACTAGCACAGGCAGAAATTTAGTAGTAAAATTCAAGGGCACTGCTGATCTTATATGTGTACATGAAGAGCTGTGTGGTAATTTCTGGGAGTTGGTAGAGGACTTGGGGATAAAAACAGCGAAGCAGATAAAGAAATTTCATAATAGGATGACCGATCAAGAAGTAACAGAAAAACAAGAAGAAGATTCAACAAAGATTGAGATTTCTGACCCAGATCACTTTGGGAAGTATAAAACTGTGGGAGTTATTAAAACATGAGCTACAAAACAGCCCTCGGAATGCTGGTTCTTAACTTAGGAATAGTTGCTGTCATTACAACAATTATATTTCTTGTTGTTAGAATATTTTCTCTCCCAATAACAGTGGAGGAAAGTTTTAGTTGTGCTGTGTTTACAACATTGTTTGCTGTGTACCCTATGGTGTATGGGATGGTAGACAGTACAAGGAAAGTAAAATGATCACTTATAAAGCTTGCGATGATTGTTGTCTATTAGCGTTCGAAGAGGAATATGGTGATCCATATTGTGTACTTGGGTACTTAGTTAAAGAGGTGAGAACAAACATTACTGACCCAATAACATTTATCAAAGAGAGAACTTTGTCAAAAGATTGTAGCCTTATAAAAATTGAGACAAAAGATGGTCTTATCTATCCCCCCGTTAGTGAGGCTATACCGCTACCGGGTCAGTGGGAGAGCAGATGACCACAATCGGAGTAAGCCTAGACCTAGCCCCAACTCATACGGGGCTAGTGGTCTGGCATGATGAAGAGCCTGTGTATCATTGTGTGTACACAGCAAAAACCCCCTTAGAGATGGCTCACAAGACCACGGAATGGCTTCGGGAGATTGCTCCCGATTGGGTTGCTATTGAAGATTGCTACTATGGCAAAAACATTCGAAACTTCGGCCAAACAAAGTGGCTTGTTGGCTGGGTTGAAGGTTGGTGCTCAGTAATAGGCCCCAGGACATTTGCTGGGATGACAACTGCCATAGATTCTGCTTGTGGGATCACCCACAAAGGTCGTAAACTACACATCAGAAACTTAGCAACTATGATTCTGCCTGATGAGAAGCTGTCAGAGGATGAATGTGACGCGATAGCTGTTGGTATATGGGGGTTTGGTGTAGCAAAAACACTGGACTGGGGCAATCTTGACAAACCAGGTAAAGTTTAGTATACTTTGGTCATGAAAGAATCTTTTTGGGACTTTCCCTCATGCTCGAAAATTGATGTCTTGGAAGAGCCTCAGCACGCATTGATCATCTACAATGCCTTGCAGGATGATCTCACAGTAGTAGAGCCATCTACTGGCACAGACTGGTGTTTATATGGTAAAGAGGAGGCGCTGTTAGTTCAGCCCTCCTCTTATTATTTGAAAATTATTCTTTTCCTGTATTATAAGCTAGTTATCACCAACACGGTTTAGAACCAAGGAAGCTTGCCCCACTACAATATTGTTAGGGGTAGAATCCATCATTAAGCTGATTGTGTCACCAACTTCCAAAGATACAATTAAGGGAGCTGATAAAACACTAATGGCCGACGCAGCAGCATTAAGCTGCATATAGCTTCCAGGGGCAAAAACTCCAGTTTTGTACACAAGACTAGCCAAAGTAGTGCTGACTGCTGTAGAAACACTTATGCTGTAATTTAGCACATACACCCCAGCTTCTGTGCAGGTTAGAGCCGAAGAAGCTAGTGTAAACCCCTTCAGATAAGTGGAGGTCATACTTGGAATTATAGTTAGTCCAGCAGTGGTATCTAATATTTGTCCTACTGCTAAGTAAATAGCTGCATAGTAGTTAAGTTTTGAATACTCAGCCTTCTCTAAGTAGGCAAGACGTTTTTCAAGCTCAGCCGGGGTTTTGTTTAGGGATTGAAGTATCCCTTTAACTTCTCTTTCCTGAGACATATTATACCTCTAGTTGCTCGAACTCGGCAGAAATTGTTTCGGTGTTCTGGTTAGGACTTATTCTAGCAGTTATTTCCACAATTTTTTGGTCTGTCTGAACTTCATAATATCGGGAGGTGATAATATCTCCCAAGTTCCAATTAACCCCCCAACGAGTGCCTATAGTTTGAATGACATTAAATGTCAGGGATCGTTTTATTTTGTAAGTATTCAGCAAATCAGAAGCATACAGATCGAGGGCAGAAGTTGTATTTTCGAGTCTAGCGTCAGCAAAGTCCTCTCGTCTGTTCCAAGGGGATTTTGCTAATCCATCTACATTGCTATTTTGTCTGATAATTCTATCAACACCTTGGCCCTGCCCCCCTACATATACGTAGTTTTTCTCCCCCGATGAGTTTACAGAGTATATGGGGATAGCCATGTTGTTATAACTAGCATCAAATATGGTGGGGATGTTGCCAAAGGTGTTTCCGACTCGCTTATCTGTCCCCCATGTGGGTCTAACCTGAAACTCAAGGTCACCTACTGTTCCTCCAACAGCAGGATCACCCCCGACAATCCCATAATCTACCTCGCCGTCTACTGCACATTTGTTTATTACAGTTCCTAAAACTGTATAACGGGCAGAGTAAGTCACAGGATTCCCTGTTGAGCTATTAACTTCATTTGTAAGCCCCGGCACCCTTCTAGCAAGATCAGCCGGGTTAATACACTGTGAGTTTACAAAATCTTTCATAGCAGTTTCCGCATACCCAGAATACACCAGTGTCTCTGATCCTGTGGGAGGAACAACTATCCGTCTTTGCAGTAATTCTGTGAATCCCACCCCATATAAATTGAAGATAATGTTACCATGGCTATCAAACTGATCTACTACAGTACGATTGAACCCCTCATAAACAAGATGACTAATATTTGCAACTGGGTCTATTCTTCGAACAAGGAATATCCAGTCCACCATGCCGTCGGTGTTACGTAAAAAACTGGTCATGGTACTACTGTTGCTAGTTTTTAAGCGTATATTTATATTCCAAGGAGAGTTAACTCGTTGGGTAAGTTCCAAATATTCCCAGCCTTGCAGAATACCTTGAGGAACCAGGTTTTCATCATAGAAAGTAATCTCGTAGAGAGCACTCATGTTTGAATCCCGTCTATGTACAAGTAGGCTGAAATAGTGTTTACCCCTGAAGCAACATATTCTACATCATATTTGTTGTCAATCAAGGCTATCTCGCCGTTGTTGTGCGATCTACCCCCCACACAACCAACCCATACATCTGTTCCACCATATTGTTTGTAAAAGGCTCCTGTTGTGTCTAAGGTATCATCAGCACTTGACCGTAGGAAAAGACTTTTGGCCCCCGGAAACACTGTACTCCAATCTTCTGTGTCGGTTGAGGAGCTATGAGAACCAGGCAAGTCTATATGGAATGCCATTTCTGAACTACACAAGATAGTTTCGTGTATCGGTCGAAAAGGCCCAGGATGATACCCTTCTACAGCTAAAACTTGCCCAGCATACATTACCTGTCCATTAACAGCCGGGAGATAAAATGCTATAGTCATATTAGAAGAATCATATTCGGAAGTATAGTAGATTGTTTCTTCTATCCACAGATTTGTTCTTCGGATAGTCTTGGTTATAGTAACTGGGGAAGAGGAGTTTGTAGTTACAGTAATATAACCGACTGAACCTATGGCTACTTTGACTAAAACTTTGATTGCATAGTGGGTACTAGCTTTTATTGGGAAGTCTTGGTAGATACCTGTAGTAGAAGTTGTTATGGCTGTTAAAGTTATGGCCCTCCCTCTCGTCATTTGAGATGGAGCAGCACTATAAATAGCTTCTGTTTTGGTATCACCAATCCAATTTGTAGGGTAGTAGTAATATTTAGGGCCTGCTGCGGCAAGCCTATCTGTGATCATGTACTCAGAGTTGCAAATTTCTGTGTCTGCTCCCGCATACTTATTTAGGGTTGAGAATGTTTGTAAGAAGTATCTCTCATCGTGTATATCAGCATCTACTACATTAGCAGCCGCCGCAGGAACCCAAACATAGGCTAGGGGAACCTCAAATATATTAGCATCTTGGGTTAATGTTGGGAGGACAGGAGGAGCCCCCGGTGTTCCTTCTAGTATAATAAGACGGCAAGTTTGAGGAGCTATGGCAACTTGTAAAACAACCCTATCTAAACGAGCCTGACCTGAAACGTTAGGGGCTAAAGCTAGTGTTTTATTAGCTGTATTGGCATAAATCCTGCCGCTAACAAGAGCTTTTCCTACCCCAACAACAACATTCATGCTATAAGGTGTGCTACTCTGCACCATTAGCTCGTCTTCGTACTCAGGAACAACATATCCCGATATACTATCATTAGATAAAACCTTAGACAGAATATCACTCATATTAGAACTAGAGTATTTTGCTTTCCAGCCTGTTCCTGAAGCAGCATCTCCTACAGCAATACCATCCCAGAAGGCAGAATTTTCAGACATTAGATCACAATCCCTAATATTTTGATAGTAATACGAAAAGAGGATACAGGGTTAGAGTAACTAAAAACATAGAACGTGTGATAATCAGAAACATCATTTGTCTGTAGTCCCACCCAAGCTGTAGAGTATAATGTTATATTTTCTGCTACGTTAGCAGTTGAGACAGTAGCTTGCCCTAGACCTACATATATAGTGCTGTCGGCGGCAACTGCATCATAGCCAGATAGCTGCACAAGAATCCCTTTGGTGTTTTCTAGTATTATCCCCTGAAATTCTGTAGTTAAATCCACGGTATATATATAATTTGCGCGAGTGGAAACAGTCCAAAAGAAGTCTGTAACAGCTTCAGTGAATTCTATTTTCTCGTGACATTTTCTGTACGGCCCTGAGATATAACCTTCCACAAGAATTACCTGACCGTAGCGAATAATATCCCCACTATTAAGAGCAAGCAAACTTACTGTTAGTGTTGAAGCATCAGCTTCAGTTATGTAGACAAGGGTTTCTTCCACCCAAGAATCTGATCTCCTAGTATATCTGGAAATTGTGCCTGGGGCCCCTGAGTTAGTTGTAACTGAAATAAGTCCAACATCTCCTGAAGTTCCTCTGGTAAGCAGTCTTATCGCGTAAGGAGTCGAGGGCTTCACTGTAACTGTCTGGGATATACCTTCTGAGGCTCCATCGGCTGTTACTTGTACTGCTCGCCCCCGACTCATTTGGTAAGGTCGTGAGTAAGAAGCAATATCGGATGGTGTACCAACCAAATCCCAGCACTCTGGTGGATTGGTGGTAGCCCCCCCATTTAGTTGGCTAAATGCCATGAACTCAGAGTTTTTAAGAAGGTTTGATTTATCATAGTAGCTATTCAAAGATAGATGATTACTTGCAAACAATCGCTCGTCATGAATTGCTGTGTCTGCTATTGCAACTGCCGCGTTATCTACCCAAACATAGGCCAAGGGTACATCATAGTAAGTGATTGAATCAACCAAAGCGGGCAAGGCCGGAACTACAGCAGGAGTTCCTTCTATTACTACCGTTCGGATTGTTTGAGAAGCAAATGTAGTTCGTACAACAATCCGGTCTATTCGATTGTAACCCGAAGTATTTGCAGCTATATTTAATACTAGGGTAGTGGTGTTTTCGTAAATTCTGCCTTGGGAAAACATCGCTCCCGACCCAACTTCAACTGTCATAGCACCAGGAGCTGATGCTAATACTACTAAGTTATTGTTGTACCCCGGAAGGACAAACCCACCTTCTCCACTATTAGCGAGAAGATAATTTTTAATGCTTGACCATTCCGAATGTGTATAAGGAGCATCCCAAACAGCCGAAGTTCCTGCATCCCCTGTGGTTACACCTTCCCAATAAGCAGAACCTTCAGCCATTCTATATCTCCAATCCTAACAGCAACACAGTACAAATAAGTGAACTAGCTATGGTATCAACAACATAAAGATCAAATCTGTTAAGTGAGTCTACCGGAACCCATCCCTGCCCATAATAATTTGTACTACCCACCAACCCAGCTAGACTTACTTTTGCAAAATCAATTGTACCAGATTTTGCCCTCGCTGATAAACTGGAAGTTAAAGCTACAATAGTTAAGTAAACTTGGAAGCACCCATCCTTAGACTCAGCACTCCAAGCTGCTCCAACTTGAGACTTCAGTTCTCCAGAAGCATATCCGGGAGCCGAAGCATCACTTCCCCACAGGACATAGTTACTTGTACTAGCAACACGGTCTGTCGATAGAACTATCCAGTATGTTGTAGCTGCTGATAAGGAAGCAGCCGTGGCAAAAGCAAATGTTGTTAGAGCATAAGCAGCCCCCAGCCCACTCTCAGCCAAAGTTATTGTAGCATTGGCATGAGCTAAGTTCCCCGAAGGCGACCCTGCATTGTTAGTTTCGATGCGTAAGGTCATTGTTCCGACAGGCGAACCAACCTTGAGTAAGTATAGTTTAACTCCTGTTACGGAAGAGTCAGCAGCTATTTGGAAGGATTGAGCTAATTTATCCCCGACACTAACGGGGTTGGTAGTAATAGTACAGGCACAATCATACGTAGTGGCTGTCCAAGAACCTCCCCCATTTGTACTGTAGGCCATGTTACCATCAGGGTCGGAAGAATCTTGACAATCCAAATTACAACCATTATTTGTGGTTTGATCCGGAAGATGCAATACAAGCCAATATGTAGTACCTGTGCTAAGAAATACTCCATTAGTAATAGTTACTGTGTTAACTGCACTTGCAGTGGGAGTAATTGTGCCAGTCTGCAAAATTGTTGCAGATGGCACTGATACATTGTTGGTACAGATTTCCCAAGTAATGTCCCCAACTGGTGTTCCGGTGTTGGCTAGTAAAGTAAATGTCAGTTGAGATAATCTACCAGATGTAATTGTTGTAAAGGATTGGGCCTCCCAATAGTCTAAATTAGCACTATCGCCTATACGAATAGGAGTCCCGGTTCCAGTTATAGCGGCTGTTCCCCCCGCTCCAGAAGGGCCCCGCAGAGGAACTCCTACATCTTGATTAGCAACAGCATATTCAGTTAGAATATTATCTCCTGCAACAGTAGAATCTTGGGCCTTTAACCCAACTAAAACTTTCTTTGCCCCACCGGGAATAATTGCTTGGAAGTCCGCATCTAGATCGATGGTAGTAGTTCCATCCGACTTAGTATCCGCCGCCCAGTTGGTATCAGTTACACCCTTAATGTGGTAGATAACTTCCTTACACATTCTAAAGGGCCCTGGAATATGGCCTTTGACGGCAAGTACCTGCCCATATTGAATCACATCGGTGTTTGCTAAAGCTAGTAACTGAACTGTCATGGTAGTAGCGTCGGCTTCTGTCGTGTAATAAATTAACTCTTCTATCCAGGCGGCAGTTCTTCTAGTGTAGCGAGTTATCGTGGTGGGAGCAGCAGCATTTGTTGTTACCACAATTGACCCAATATCCCCAGCAGTGACCTGCGTCAATAATTTAATAACATAGGAAGTAGAAGCCAGCACAGAGAAGGTGTAAGAAATTCCTTCTGAAGCACCATTAGCAATTATTTCTAAAGCTCTCCCTCGAACCATTTGAGCAGGTTTAGCATAGAACCCAATAGATGCAGGAGTAGACACCAAACTCCAACCATCCGGGGGATCAGTAGCAACAGCAAATCCACTCATCTTGCTGTAACCATAAAACTCACTGTTCCGGATCAGGTTATCGACAGGAGTAACATCTTCACTGTTGCCGGAACTGGCAAGAAACAATCTCTCGTCATGGATGTCTTCATCTACAATAGTAGCTGCCCCGTTTGCTACCCAAATGTAGGCCAGGGATATTTCATAGGTTGCGGCAGTCTGGGTTAAAGCAGGCAGAGAAGGAGAGGCAGCAGCAGCTCCCGGCAAAACCGCCAGACGAATAGTTTGGGCAGCAACACTTATTCTAACTACAACCCTATCAATTCGAGGGTTGCCTGTGGCGTTAGCTCCAATGACTAGTGTCTCAGTAGTGGTATTCTCATACACTCGCCCGTGGATGTTCATGACCCCAGCAAAGACTCGCACTGACATAGCAGCAGGGTTAGCTTCTGTAACAACTAACTCACTATCACAGTCAGGAACAATATAACCACCAAGCGTATTATTAGAGGTAAGGAGTTTTGACAGTACATCTGACCACTCGGCAGACGAGTAGGGAGCTTGCCACAAAGTTGCGGAAGCGGCGTCCCCTATTAAATGTCCTCCCCAATATGCAGAGTCTTCAGCCATTAGATTGTGATAAACCTCTCTTTATACGTTATGATAGCTTCTGTGGCAGCCGTGCCACCCTCTACAGTTATACTGATGGTATTGATACCCCCCGCAACAGTTGGTTCCGGCTCTATACTGAAAGTTCCCAGATCGTTGGGGTTGACCAGATAGCCCATCAATGATATACCAGCTCCCGTTTGAATAGTTTTCACGTTGTAGGTCAGGTCAAATGTTGTTATCTCGGCTGCTGGCGATGTGTAGCCTACTATCTCGATCACATCCCCAGTGTTGGTGTGAGTTATTAGTAGATTTGTCCATGGGCCTTCCACAGTGATGATGGGGAACGATTCCCAGTTACCATCATAGTTAATAACACAGGACTTGGCTACCGTCGGGTCTTCTTCTGCAAACTCAAAAGGAAACTCGAAAGGAAAAACAATATCTGGCAAAACGCCGGGATCAAAGTCAGTTAAAGTACAAGTTATATCCTCTGGCTTGTAGAGAATAGGGTTGTAAGCAATAAAAGATAAAGCTTCTTGGAAAGAGAAATGATCCCACTCTGCTGGAAAAACATATTTTGGCCCTTCTACAAGATAAACGTCTAGATCATAGATTTCGCCATTACTGAGAACTCTTCGGATAATCCCAGGCTCTGGGTTGTTCATATCTGTACGATTAGGGCGCATGTAGTTTCCAAACTCATGACGCATATCCCAATATTCATCACGGTCACAGGCATTCCAGCGAACCGCTAGATTTATTTCCCGTTCTGGTTCTTTAGCCCCCAGAACACTTGAACCGTGTTGGAAGGGGCCTCTAGTAGTATCATAGGAAAGCGAGGGTAAGCCGTCGCCCTCGTAGAGCAAGATAGACCTCCCACCAGGAGGATCGTGTAGATTAACTACAATGCCGTCTGGCGTGATGTACTGGATTAACTCAGTAACAGCACGGCGGAAGTTTCTTACTGTCATGACTGGAATACCTCTGCCATCCTAGTTTGACGCTGCAAGATGTCTACTATACCACTAGCAGTGTCCATGGGAACACCGGTAATATTGGCCTGTACACGGCGGTCGTTGGTAATAGTTTGTTGATTACTAGAAGCAGAGGGGGCTACCATTGATATTTGATTCATACTGTTTAGAGCCATGGAGCCTTCTATAAGCTTGCTAAAATCAACTGCTTTCAAATAACCTTCAAATTTCTCGAAGGGGTGCTGAATGATTAGTTCCGGTGATCCTGTGATCATTCTGAGAACTTCTTGTACTTTTGATCCTAGTTGGTCGAGATACCATTTGGCAGTATTTACAACGTTTCCAATCTTCCATTGTAACATATCAAATGACCACATAACATTATTAATTGTGTTCTGGACTCCATAAAAAGTTTCTTTCATCCGGTCTATACTATTTCGGGCAGCATCAAATAAATTTACTATCGGACTAAAAGCTCTGCTTATAGCACTACCTATATTTGCAGCTACACCGCTTATAGTTCCAGAAGAATTTTGAAGAAATAAAACAAACCGTGTACCCGCGTTTACTAAAATTGTCATTATACTGACAGCATCAATTAAGGATTTTGTGAACCACTCAATCCCACGAATAATTCCATCGAGAACTAGACCAGCCAAAAACCCAAAGAATTTTCCGATAGTTTCCCAATCAACATTAATACCAGCCGCCGCGCCTAGTTTCTCAAAGGCTTGGGCTAGTTTTTCTATCGCCTCAAACAGGGGCCCTAATCTTTCCCAAACTGTTGCTAGATTTTCCCAGATTTGTTGCAGCCTGGGGCCCTGTGATTGAATAAAAGGTGTAATACCCTCAATGAATCCTCTAACAGCATCTTTTAGATTATTCACGTTATCGTTTATTGCTTGCCAAGCAAACTTAGAAATTATATCAAACAATGTTTTTATTAAAGACACAAAACTCTGTAATGTTTCTGAATTTGCTATAGAATTAGTGATATTTTGGAATCCACTAGCAACTCCGTTAATCCAAGAAACAGATATTCCCGCAGCGGCGTCCCTTATTCTAATAAAAGAATCAGCAATCCCACTTATAACATCCTTTACTGCCTGGTTCTCTGCGATTTTGGTAATACCCTCATCTAACTTAGCAATAAAACCAGTAACTGCCTCAAGACCATTTAGTAGCTCCTCGAAAGCTAGACCAGCTAAGGCCCCAAGAAATTCCCCTACTCCCGTTCCATTAGTATTTAACCCTAAAGCAGCAGCGATAGCAGCTCCTGCTTTTTCAAAAGCTGTTCTAACTTCGTCTACAATAGTTTTCACGTTGATTAGAATACGCTCTATTTGGGGGCCTTTGTCAACTATAAAGGGTGTAAAAGTGTCAGAGAATCCTTTAGCCATGTCTTGGAAGAATTCCATTACACTAGTAATTTTATTTATAATACTGTTGATGAGGGTGTCTAGTAAACCTTGTAAAGACTCAAGCAGACCCGTATCCCCAATTTTAAGATTTGCGAAAGCTGAGACAATTTCCCCTAAACTTGTTTTAACTGTTTCTACGAGACCATTAAATTTATCTATAATTTCTGAGAAATCTATATTAAGCTTGAACCCAGTACCTGAAAGGAGGGGGATTAACAGCATAAGTCCAGAGATCAGAAGCCCCACGGGGCCAAGTGTGCTAAGTAGAGTCCGGCTTATTAACTTCAGCGCAGTAGGAATACCCCCTATAGCTGTAAATACAGTTCCGACTGCCGATATAAGTGCTCCCAGTACAACTAGCACTGGCCCGATTGCTGCTGCAATTCCGGCAAACTTTAGGATTGTTTTTATAAGACCAGCATCTAAGTTCTTAAACCAAGTTATGCCTTCTCGTATTTTTTCGAGAAGGTTGCTAATATCTCCCTTCACTAAATCAAAGATAGTAATCCCTAAATCATTGAAAGCGTTCTTGGTTAATTGAATCTGACTTTTAACTGTGTTATAACGTTTCTCCGCCTCTTCTTGAAGAGCAACTCCTTCGGCCCAAGATTTATTAGCATTATCCAAGTTAGTAGTAAACATATCTTGGGCCCCAGAAAGCCTTTGAACAACATCAATAGCTCTCACACCACCAAGACCCAACTCAGTCAGCATCTTCTTAGAAACATTACCGGCTTTAATATTAGTAGTTAAAGCTTGTGTAAAGGTAAAGATAGCATTTGAAGCATCTTCTTCAAACATCTTTTGTAAGTCTTCAACACTAATTCCCATCACGCCAGCAAAGGTGCCAAGATTATCACTACCAGTTTCTACTGCAATCAACATTTCATTGATCATACGACTAACAGCAGTACCACCTTTTTCTGCTCTGACCCCTAAGTCAGAAATAGTGGTTCCCCAAGCAAACATCTCCTGTTCAGTGAAGTTTGCAGCGTCACCAGCAGCCGCAATTCTCATGGTGGCATCTAATATCTGACTTTCTGTCGAAACAGAACTGTTCCCCAAGTAAACCAAGGCAGAGCCAGCTCTATTAACAAATTCTGACATATCCATGCTAGATTTAGTAATGTTTCTAAGTTGGATTATCTGAGAACCGGCGGCGTCACCTGCTAAGTTAGTGGCTACCTCAAGAGCGGCCATAGATCGTGTAACTCCCTCGATCTCAGAAGCTGCCACACCAAATTGCCCAGCCGTTTCTCCAAACTTATTTAACTCCGAGGCAGTTAGAGGGATTTCAAGAGCCATCTCCCGGAACTGTTTTCTAACCTCCTCCCCTAATGGGGTTAGGTCACCAAAAGATATTCCCATTTTAGCGGCGGCATCTCTAGCCTCATCCATATTGGTAACAACAATTCCAAGTTGACTTTGAGCTGCATTTCTAATCTCGTCAAAACCAACACCAAGTCCATCAACTGTTTTGGTGATACCTGCGAAAGAGTCTTCGAAGGCAATACCAGCACTAATGAGAGTGCCTGCTAAAATACCCAAGGGGGCTGTGATTCCAATAGTCATTGCCCTCCCAAGACGCTCCATATTTCCACCAATGGAAATAAGGTTGTTTCCTAACGTGGTAGCAGAATTGGCAGATGTAAGTATAGACCCTTGAAACCGTTCAAGATCATCTTGGGCAGTACGCAAAGCGCGGCTAAAAGCCGCAACTCCCACTGCAACAACCTCAACACCAATCTGTTCGGGCATTCTCTACTTCTTGCCTCGTCCCTTACTAGCCTTTTCCGATGCACGATTTTGAGCGTCTGATTTATGATTCTCTAACAGTGTACCAGCAAAGTAGTGCCCAACTAAAACTTCCTTTTGTTCTGAAGACAGGTCTTGCCAGTCGTGATAGTATTTATAATTAGCTGCGTTGCAAGCAGCTATCTCATAGAAGGGATTAACTATGCCAGGAAAACCAGACATAGTAATCCCGGTATCAATCGTTGTCTTTATTTCCGCTTGGGTAAGCAGAACCCCATTACGTTTTATATTGAAAGGAGTCCACGGCAGCGCCGACATTCTCCTCTAGCACCCCGATGTATTTAAGCACCTTATTGGTAAGAATTTCAATGTCCTTAACTTCCGGGCAAGCAATAAATTTAACCCATGTGCGATAGCGCATACGTTTGTTGTCTGTATCGAAGACAAGACCAGCAGCTTCTAAATCATATATCCAATCATCATCTTCCAGTGAACTAATATCCGGGGGCATAGGGTGCTCTGAACTAAGTTTTGTCCCCAGAGCAATCACCGCATCGATGGTTGCCATGCTACGCTCAGCTTCAACCCGTTTCTTTTCCTCAAGATATTCTGGATTCATTGGGTTGTATTCTTTACGTTGTTTTTTCTCATCCCATACGTAAGGTACAACAGGGTCTTTGAACTGGGAAGCTACTTGCTGGAAAACAAGGGGGTTAATTTTGCGGGGGGCCAGCACAACCCCAGAACTAAGATGAATATACCCATCATCCTGAACAGTTTCTGTCTCTTTTACACTATCTAGGGCAATACCAAGTGTTTCATTATAATTATCTGACATTTCTCTCTCCCATAAACTAAAGGTGGGCTACCTTAGTCCCTTGTTCGGTAGCCCGTATGCTCAGATTGTTACATCCTCTCACCAGAGGATAGATAGGGCCTGAGCCTATTCTATTTAGTAAGAGCCCTTGATAATAATGCCATCAGCAGCGTTGTCGGCCAGCCCACCTGCGTACAGGATATTGGCTTCGTCGATGCAAACTGCAATACTATTAAAGGCGTCAGCAGCCGGTACCGTAGAAGTTCCTTCGGGAACGATGTACCAGGTGTTTCCACCAGAAATCGTGCGTAGGATAACTCCCTTGGGAGCGGCTGTCTTGTGAGAAATATAACCAACCGTGTCACTAGCAAACGCGATAGCTTCGATAGAACCAGCGCCAGAGCCAGGGAAGGCTTTCAAACTCCAGTGAGCACCTGAGTCTGTGGTATAGTAGACACTGCCGTTAGCAGCACCAATCCACCACTCAGTTTCACCCCGGATAGTTACACAATTAAGGTTAACTGCCGCAAGAGCAGCAGGGCCTGCGATTAGAGACCAATCCGAACCATTGGTGGTGTACAGGATAGTGTTCAAAGCCCCCACCGCTACCACGAGCTTGGTTGAGAAGGCATAGATGTCATTGATGTTCTGAACCGACAAAGCACCAGCTTCCTGCACCGTAACCCCGTTGGTTGGGTCAGTGGCAAAGTAAATATAGCCACCGTCACCACCCATCCAGGTATCTCTTGGAGAAGCAGAAGTAATGCAGGTAGGATAGTGGGCTGCAACCAGTCCAGTAGTTACCTTTGTCCAAACTTCTGTTCCATCCAGGATGTCCGCGCTAGGAGCCCAGTGAATACCGAAGCCAGTAGCAGAATTAGACACAACTACCAGGTTAGGCCCAACACAGGTGGCGTCGTCAGGGTCTTGCCCAGCAGCCAGCGTAGTGATAGGAGAATCTCCAGCAGTAGCAAAGCCATCATCCGTAAAGATAACTTCCGAGCCAAGCCCAGGAGAACTCCCAGCAGGAGCGGAGATAGCAAAAACCTTGCTACAACCATTAGAAGCGTTGTTGCAATCACCGCAGGACGGCTTGTCACAGACCGAGATGGCAATGATTTCATTGGTTACTTCGGTTGTGGCTTTCTCAGCATAAGTCATTGGCAGGATTTCGTAGTACCGAAGAGCAGAAACATCCAGACTCTCAGTTACCTTGCCCACGTCCCCTGATTCCAGCGAACCGAGATCATCCGTGCTATACCCAGTTGCGCGGGCACGCTCGAACACACGAATCTTATCCCAGCCTGCATCAAAGTCACGAGGGTCTTGACAAGAACCCTGATGGATTTGCAGGTCAAAAGGACAACGACGGCGAGCATAACCCAACACTTCCGAGACCGACATACGATCTTGCAGGGTCAGGGTAATGGTAGCATTCTCTTCTGCTCCCAGCACTTCACCCACAACATCAAACCCACCATACTCTGTCACAGAGGGGGCTTCAACCCTGGTAATATCCCCTACGGGCTGTTCTACAGAGCCAGCAGCCGCCCAACTGTGGTAAAACGGCACATTGTCAGGGCCAGCCTGACCTTCAATCGAGAAAACGCGGCTTTTTCCGCCCGTTATAATAACACCTTCGTTTGGCATAATTTTACTCCCTAGTCCTCAAAGTAATTCTTTTGATAGATATACAAAATTTGTTTAAGAAGGGTTTTGTCTTTATTCCCCGTTACCTTCCTAACAACATCAAGAAGCTCCCCTCTCCTGCTCATCGTATCTTTATAATTACCAAAACCAGCTAAAGCTAGTTCTCTGGATAATTGTTTTATAAGTTTGCTGGAAAGACTAAGATCACTCAGATCAGGTGGGCCGATCACTACCCCATATTTATAGCTTTTAGGATCGGCTTTGTCGGGAACTTCCCTGATCTGAATATCTCCATTTTCTTCACTATAGTTTACACGCATTCAAACTCTCCTTAAAATCACCTGGCTTGTACCAGCCGGGTGCCCGGCGAGATTATTTTCTTCCACAGCATGAGCCCCGCGCGGCTTGTACCAAGAGGGCAGTCCAGGTCTCTGGAAGTCATTGCAAAAGCCCCTTGGGTAGTTGGTCTAGCTAAGTCTTGCCGCATAGAGGAGATGATACGCTTGGTGTTATCACAGCCACAGATTTCTGTATCAATCAGAGTTAAGCTGTAATATACAATCAAACGTTCCCACGTCGGGTCCATGTTTATTAAAGGCACATCCATGTCTCTATTCTGATAACCGGAACGATACCAGATTTTTACTTTATCCGGCAGCAAGCAGTTAGTAAAACTGGTGGACACAAATGTTTCTGTGACAGCATCCCAAGTTGACCGAGATACAGCCACAACTCCTAGACGGCTGTTTCTAGGATACATGCAACCCGATTCAGAATACTCATTACATGCTATACAACCTGTTCCCCCACAGGACACACAACTATCTTCTGATAGGAAGTTCAGTTGCTGTGATGGGTCGTTGTACACCCTGTACACGTCAGCGGTTCGGATAAAGTTAGTATCCACATCTCCATCAATTGCTCTGAAGTTGGGATCACCGGGGGAGTTTGCTAGTTTCTCAATTAGCACTTCAAGGGGAACCTGGTACTTCTGGAAAGTTATTGTAGCCACACCTGCTGCGAATGTTACCGTTGTTGGTCTTATCTCCCATATATCAGCGCCAGATTTCCCTGGGTAGAAGACACAAATTTCAGATGGTTCTGTGATAGGTGTGACTACAGTGACTGTAGCCAGATCATTATACCCGTCCCCGTTTGAATCCGAGTAGGTTACTACACTTCCTGCTTCAATGAGGACTTTGGCTTTTCTGCCTCCCTCGATGAAGTAGCCCCTTCTCGTAGCAATAGACTGTTTTTTACCTCTTATGTCCAAATTAACAGCATAAGAAAGTTCCGGCTTAAAGGGCCGGGTCAGCTCGTGCTCTTCCTCTTCAACCCAAGTAGGAACAGGAAAATACCCCAGATAGATAGTTACTGTATCCTCTGCCTGCTTCAGTGCCATCGCCACAGCCTCTCGCGAGACTCTGCCCGTGTCCTGCCAGTCGTGCTGTGCATAAACACTATCACAGGCGCTGGTCTCTGGTCTGAGGTCAGTCAGGATAGAATTGAAATGAATTGGGTCTAGTTGAATAACCCTAGCCCAATTATCGAGGGGGATAAGAGTACGAACACTTGCGTAGGCCATTTAGAGTGTGATCCCAAATAGTTTAACTATTGCTATGATGACACCACCACCACCAGCTCCCAAGAAGGTGAACTTGATTGCTTCAATTGCTATTGTTTGCCAGAGAGTAAGTTCTTTGCGGGAGTTTTCCTCACGCTCTTTAGCAAGAGCATCCAACCGTTTCATTGCTTCTGCTTCCAGAGCAATAATAGAACATTTAAGTTCTTTCTGCCCATTCTCCATGACTACAAGCTTTTGGGCATTAACAGCACTCAGGGCAATAATCTCCTGAGCATTGATAGTAGATGATTTAGCCTGTTCTCTCAGTCGTAACTCGTGGTCATCCAAAACTTTCTTAATATCCTTGCCAAAATTCTCCACCGCGCTTGCAATCGCGGATAATTTGGTTTCAATCAGCCTATTCTGCAAGTCAAAATATTTTTCATCCATTGTTAGTTCATTATCACTCATGATTAATTATCCCAAATCTTCTCTAGTATGATTGCAACAGCGCTCATAACAAATGGTAACAGAATATAGGGGCAAATCAAAACAATTACAGTGACTGCTCCCCCCACCCAAACAGATAGACACCAAAAACAGGACATGAGTTCAGCGAAGAATGTAGTTTGTTTTCCTAGTATCTTAAGAGGATGGTATTTAATGTTTCCTTCTGCATCATGAACACCACCAAAGAACTTTCGAATTGGGGCGGCTATCCCTTCTACATGAATGATAGAAGTTATTCGCCAGGTTGCAATACAGCCTGCTACCAACCAGAACCAGTTAATATTCTCTGAGAGATTCGATAAAATCCAGTCCAGCATGGTCAATTTCCCTTCTAGCTTCTTGCTTTTGTACTACTCTTTGGTATCGCCGTCTTCTTTGTAGCTCGAACACTTGCACCCCATCCCGCCGTCGCAAGTTGTTCCTTCGGTACCGTAGGGCGCGGCGCTGCTTGTCGTGGAGATGCTGGGCATATTTTTCGCTGAGCATGGACACGACATCCGTTGTGGTGAATTGATCAAATGACATCTAGGGCACTCCCATCCTTGAATTGGTTGAGGAAACGTTATATTCCACATCAAATACCCCCACTTAGTTTTATTATAAACCAAACACCAAACACAGATAAAATAGAAAAGAGTGCAATTGATTCAAGGGGTAGATTCATCACAAAGCACAAGGTTGCTACTCCACAACCGAAGGCTATATATTCTGTTGTATGAGATACTTTCTTCATAACCCTAACCTTTCCAAGTAAACAATATTTCGTCTGCTAACTTATAAAATCTATCCATCTCACATCGACCACAATTATCAAAGCACTTACGGCCTTGCCCTTTGTTGTGTTCAGTATTAACATAAAAGGTTTCCCACATAGACATATCAGTTTTAATATGTTTATGCCCACTTCCTCGATCACCCTCAAACAAGGCAAAGGCAACTAAATCTCTAAGGCTACTCCCCAATTTGTTTATCCTCCGACCAAGAGCATTTTGGATGAGTCTTAATCAAGAGGTGATTATAGTGGTCACATAACTCACACATGCAGGTTAGTAACATGTAGTCAACGGTCATAGAGTGTTTACACCCTTGACAAGTATCCTGAGAAGTTTTGACTGGGTGTCTTGGGTCTGGTGTGGTCATATGATCTCCTTTGATTTCTAGCATATTACCTTCGGTATTCTAAGACTAAGCGTTAGGGTTATTCTATGATTTCACTAAAACTGAAACAATGACCATAATGGTTATCAGTTCTATCTAAATAAACTGTGTTGTTACTGCTATCATAACTAACCTCTGCCACATCGCCCATACAGTCACATCCCGCCGTTATGACAATAGCATCAGAGGGTAACAAATTTAGTTCATCCAAAAGCTCACCCACAGTCATTGAATGTCTGCCTTCAAAAATCATCTCTCCCTACTTTCTGTTAAATCCTACCTTGGATATAGATTAGGATTATTTCGCCCGCCCGAATCATAGAACTCCGGTTTGGGGGGTTCTGGTCTGGGAGTAGGTACATAAAATACAAGTCCTTTACAAGCCCCTGTTATACCCTTTTGGCATTTATAGTGATTACCAGTAAACTCCCAGTAGTCTTCCTGTTTCAATAAAGCACCAGGATAAAATTCCCCGTGATCCGTTGGTCTCTTTTCAAAAGGAATTGCCGCAACTGATCTAACACCACAATAGCAACAGGTGTAATCTGGAAATTTAGATATACCGTCTGATAATGTCATATGAGGGTTGGTTAAGTGCCAGCAATGCCCCCCAAGATTTTTGGGAATAAAATTCTTTATATCTGTTATTCTATTTTCTATCATCTCTCTCTCCCTACTCTCTATTCAACGTTTAGCTCATCTGTTTTGAAATCCAGTGCAAATTCAATGCTATGCAGTCCCCACTGACCACAAACATCAACAGCCTCAAGAACCTTATCAAAAGACTTACTTTTCTTATAAGCAGTACGAACATCCTCTATCGAGAATGGTGTATGTGAGGCAATTTCCTTACATATTGCTTTGTCTAACTCTTCTCTCCAAGCTAACATTAGGCTCCCTACTTTCTTTAATTATTATCCAACGGAAAATATGCTCCAGGCCATGATTCCGTTTTGATAGGTAATTCTTTATTGGATTCAACCGGCCCAATAAAATAAGACCAGTATTCATCGTGGTGGCAAAAAGTTTTTGCTAGTTGCTCAGACTCACACACTCCTTGCAACTCCCAATCATCTCCGTGAATCCTCCCTACTATCCATAAGATCATATCTCTCTCCCTACCTTTCATCGTGCCATGAGTTAAATGTAGTCACACTTCTTGCAACCAACTCTTCTCTCGGAATAGATTTCCATCGAGGGTATAGTTGCAGGAATAGATTAATCGCATCGTCTACAGCTTTTTCTTGTGGTTCTCTGTTTATATTTACTCCCTGATCTATAAAGAACGCCAAATCGAAGATTGTTCCACCAACTTCAAAATTTACATCTCTCTCCCTACTTTCTACACTAAGCGTTAGGGTTTAACCACCACTCATTAAAACACAAAACTAAGTTGCCTGAAAATAAACACTTAATAAATCTACCTAATACCCATAAATCTAATTGGTAGCAAGTAACCCCACAAGGGGGGTGCATTTTATTCAACTCGTAGGTTTGTGCCCACGCGCAACCAAAGGTTCCTACAGTTATTACTTGTTTACCCTCCCAAGGATATTCTCCGTTCCCACAATAAAAATCATGTACATAGATACGGAAGGGTTCTGGACTATACATTTTGATCTCTCTCCTGTTGCATCCACAGTTCTAAACAACTTCCCTCTTCTTTGTCGTGGAAATGCAAAATTTTTCCATTACCCTTAAAACAAGACCATCCCTCTGGAACGACGGGGGATAGACACTCAAAACCTTCAGAAGCATCATACTCCATTTCTTGTGTTTCCCCACAAAGATTGCAAATAATTTTAATCATCTCTCCCTACTTTCTGCTAAACTTATTAACTTGGAATCCCCATAGCAACGAAAACAGGTTTTACTACAAAAATAATAGATACCACTAAATACCGGAGCTAGACTAACCATCATCCATGAGTCTGGTGGGTTGGCTTTGTCTTTTATAGGTAGACTGACTGTCTTGCAGAAATCACATTGCCATTGTTCGTAAACTATTTCTGCCATCTCTCTCTCCCTCAACATTTCCTATACCCAGACACCCCATTCCTAGAGACATCTGGGTATATTTTACCTCAAACTGTCAACTATTCCAAGTAGTCTGCTGAACAGTAACCAATCAGGGTTGCTTCACCCTTTACCCATGTCTTGTAGTTTGACGCAGCTACTTCCATTGCCAACGGCCAAATATCCAACGTCACTTCTACAAAAGCCCAACCGTTTTCGATCTCATACACAAAGACTTCAGTGTCTTTAGGGATGATAGTCATCTTGCTAAATGTAGCGCCAGGGCCTGTACGTAAGTTTAGGTTACCAGTAGTCACCATGATTTCTGGCTCAGGAGCATCTTGGGTCTTTACCAAACTAACAACATCCCAGAAGATGTCACTCCTCAAACGAGCTTCCATCGGGTAAGCATACAGAAACACAGTAATAAAGTCATTAAAGGCCGCAGACTTCACAGATAGAGAGGTATACATATCTTGTGGATTGCAGATAGTAGACCATATTACAGAAGGGAGGGTCGCGTTAGTTCCCCCATCAGGATCAATACCAACCATAACAACCATCCCAGATTCGGAGGGAGTCCCCACAATCGGTGTGTTTGTGCTCATCCCAAAAGCCTGAGCAGAAAGTTGATATTCAGCACCCTCTTCAACATCTACCTGTTGATAGTAAGCTGATGCTCTAGTTCCGTGATCTCCCTGCCACAGTCTACCAGCAGACACACCCTCTACTACGTGTGGGGGGTGATGTTCGATCTCACTATGAATTATATTACTTCCACTTCCCAACCAAACATGCCAATCAGTGGGTACATCTAAATCCGCCGTGATTTTGGTAGAGCCATTCTCGAAAGACCCGTTGAGAATAAGGTTTTCCCCAGAAGGTGGTGGAGGCGGGGGAGGAGGCGGCGGTGGGGGTGGAGGAGGAGGCGAGCCAGTATCAGGGCCAGCAGCAGCTATATCAGCCAGCAAGCCATCAAAGATACCCCAGAAGAGGAAATCGTCCCACTCAGTGCCATATTCCTGCAAGATAAAGATTGTGAACCCATCTACCAGCGTCCCTCGGAAAGCCAAATCCGCTCTGTTAATAGCTGCTCGATACTGACCATCATCGATGCTGTTAGCTTTGTATCCTCCAGGGCCGTCAAACCCGAACTCCGAGGGCACCCACTTTAGATTAGCAGGCAGAACATAGTCGCTGTTTACTCGCAGTGGGCGGTAGGCTGTCCAGTGCCCCAAGTCTTCCATAGCTTTGTCAGGGTTCTCCCAGTAAGCTTGTGCCCCCACAATATGTCCATGAGCCGCCGCGTATTGGATAGCAGGCAGGAAAGGTGACCAGCCGTCGGTACCATCTGATATTGTATGAGGATTACCTGTGTACCAGTTGCAAATAACAGCAAACAGGCCGTCAGCTTCCAGCAGGGGCATAATGGTTAGGAAATAGCTGTTCAGCCATGTAGAGTATTGCCAGGTGGCAAACCCTGGAGGGCAAACTTCCATGTACGTTCCTGGAGGAGCTGCACCACCCATTACTGCCTTCATATAAGAGTAGTATTCACGAGCCGAAGCAGCCGGGTCAACAGTCTCGCCGTTTTGCATCCTACGAATGTAGTTCTCGAAATAAGGCTCGATTGCTGTTAGACGACACATCAAGTTAGTGTGAGGGTTGCCAATTCGCAACTGTTGAAGGTGAATCATAGAGTTGTGAACTTTGACCCACCGTGGTTCAATGCCCGTTGTAGCAGTATTTCCGTTGATCCGATCTACGGCTTGCTGATTATCGCCCAGCAGAAAACCGATCCCACTTAGTGATATTTGTGACATTAAACTATCTCCGGCCAGTGCCATGTACCAGGCATCTGGACTGTACTATCATATTTAATATGTTGGTTAAAGAACAGTCCTGTTGGATTCATAACACAAAGAGACACGATGTGTTTTCCTTCATCCTCTACTTCGGTTATTACTGCTGCCCGATGAGCCCCAGCAGGAAACTCTCCTCCAGGAGTTCCATAGGCTACATAATGTACAACTCTACCAACACTGGGTTGTTCTTTAGTACCTCGTCTGGTGCTAGAATTTATTTCTAAGGCTTCCTCAAAAGTTATTTCACCCCTTCCGAGTCTGCATTGTGGACAACAACACTCTGTCATTATTTATACTCCTTAACTGCCTGCATAATCTTGTTAGCTCTAGTAGCCCCGATTCCCTTGATTGTTACGAGTTGAGCCACCGACAGAGATTTAATTTGCTCGATAGTATCAAACCCGGCACTATTCAGGATAGAAACAGTCTCAGGAGAAAGCGGGAGGGCTTCGATAGCAGCAGGTTCAACTGCCTTTATAAACTCAGCTTGCCTCATAAAGTCGTTGAAATCCACAGGAGCCGGGCGGGTGTAAGCTGTCAGCACAGGAACATCAGGTACTGTGGTGTTTTCAACTACTTCAGGCACAATCCTGTAGACCGGATTGGATGTTATCCATTCTGCATCCCCTTGGTAGATATAAAACTTCCTGCTGTCCTCCCCAGGATCACCCCCAAAGCGATAGGTAGTTCCTGCTTTAACCCTGCTTTTGAACTGTTGGAACTGGGTCATCGGCCCAATATACTCAATAAGAGCCATCTCTGCGGGTGCTACTGCTTTTCTTCCAGCAGCTACACTTAAACTCGCTTTGGGCTTTCCACCCCCGCCTCCACAACTTCTACATCCAGCCATGACTTCCTCCCTCAAGAGATTTTTATGTTTAGTTCTAACATACTTTAACAGATTTGCAGCATTTTCAAAATTATCTTCCCTGCGCGTGCCTGTGTGATAGCGGTACGTAAACAGAGGATAAGCTAAGTGTGTGCCACAAACCCCTCGTTCCAACAAAGACAACTGAGCATCCCAATCTTCCCAGCCGCCGAAATCTTCAAACATCACTGCCAACATGTGATCGCGTGGGTACAGGCCCGTCATAGGCCCAAGCATCTTTTCAACTAAGCCGTCTGCCGACCAGTCTTTGGCTTCCTTTAGCTGACCGTCTTGGTCAAACCAGTCAGAATAAACCCAACCACCATACTGCTTCTGGGTCTTCACAAAAGCATCCAGAGCCAGCGGCTGGAGATAATCATCTGCATCCAGGTAGAACACAAGGGGAGCCTTTGCCATCATTGTGCCTTGCGTGCGAGCCCAAGCTACACCATGGTTCGTACCGTCCGAGTCTATTAGTTTGACCCAAGGGAAGCCAGCAAGATAAGGGTTAATGAGTTGGTCGCCGTCCATCCATGGAGTGCCCGTGTCATTCACCAGTATAACTTCCCAGTTTAGGAAGGTTTGGGCTACCAAACTGTCTAAAGCATCTTGCAAATACCAGTCATGTCCTGGCCCCACAGGGATAACCACTGAGACTTCAACGGGTCCATAGCTATTTACGTCCCAAAACAGTTGATCACGCGGGGGCTCGCCTGAAGCTGCATAGGGCGTGAGTTCCGGGAATTTCGACCAAGTTAGCCAGGATGTCCACGAAATAGGTGGCTCTTTGTGTGACATAGAGGATGAGCGGTTAGAGTAAATTAGAGTTGGATTATTGGTTACTTTGGCGGGAACAGCACCGTAGCTGAAACCCCGTGCCCAAAATTCTGCGTCCTCTGCTGTTTTGTATCGTCGTCGGTATCCGCCTGTTTTTTCCCAGACCCACCGGCGGTACATGGAGGAATATGGTACTTGGTTATGCTCGGCTATCTGCTCGTTATAGTTAGGGTTACTTGGAGGCCAAGTTGAGACCCATCTTCTGCCGTCTGTTTCCACCAACTCCATGCTTCCGGTGACAACGTCGAGTTCCAGGCTTCTGTCCAAAGCTCCTGCCAGAGTTTTGAGGGCACCAGCGCCCAACTGGTCATCGGCATCCAAGGGCAAGATATAACGACCGGAAGAGGCACGGATTCCGATGTTTCGTGCCTCGGAAAGGTAAGCGTTGGATTGATTGTGAATGACTTTAATTCGTCTGTCTTTTTCTGCATAATGTTCTCCTATTGCCCCGCATTCATCAGGGCTTGCGTCATCAATTACGATGCACTCCCAGTCAGAGAAGTCTTGACTGAGAACTGATTCTAGACAGTCTGGTAGATAGCTTGCCAGATTGTAGGCTGTTACAATTATACTCACAGCAGGGCCGGTGGCAGGTTCTTGGAGAGCAAGGTCATAAACCTCACGGTACTTTTTGATTGTATCTTTCCATTGGAACCGTTCAACTATTTTATGTCTTGCAGCAGAACTCATCTCTGTTAAATTGCTAAGGCAGTAGTTAAACCCCTCTAAAAGCCCCGTGAAGTCCCCCGGCTTAGCCAACCAACCATCAACGCCGTGAGTGATGATTTCTGCATTAGCCCCAAAATCCCAACCGACCGGCACAACCCCCGATGACATACATTCCATCAGAGTTACTGACCCAGTTTCGAGGACGTTGCAGACGTAGAGTGAAGCCGCCTGAATAATAGGCTTCATAGCTGCTAACTTTTGGGGGCCTATGATTAGCACATTGTCTGCCTCATTTCCAAAGGTAGAAATAAACTGATACCCCGGAATAAGTTCTGCTAATTTGTTCATATCCTTGGGGGAACATATAGAGTCTACTCTGTTTTTTGCCCACAGCGCAAAGGGCTTCTTGTCTACAGGAACCCACTCATCTACTTCAACACCGTGGTATAAAGTGTGTGACGTTCGAAGGGTACCACGCATAACACTATTACTTACCCAATCGCTGGGGCTTGTTATAATTTTGGCTCGTTTTATGCCCTGAACCAGAAGCTCGTTGGCTTTGTGCGCCCAAGCATTCCAGGTTGAAGAACTCCAGTAGAGGCCATGCAAGTGATGAACAAGGCAAGGATGATCAAGAAGAAGTTCTGTACCATGGCAAGCAGCAATGTCAGCCTGTTTAGGGTCTTTAACTATTTCAATGTCCAGACTAGGGAAGTGGGCCTTCTGAGCTTCCACTACACGGCGGATTCCCCCATCTGCATTTTCTTCGTGGTCAAAACTGGGATTAAGGTAGACTCGCATTAAAAACCCCCTGACCACGCAACCCGAAAGGATTCAGCAGCATCCCTGATCTTGTTTGCCATATCTAAGGGAAGTTGATCCAAGGATTTGGCCCCCTTCATACTGTTGTGTCGTTTACAGAGAATACAAGCCGTTCCAGGTTTGAGCCCCCCTCCTTTAGCAACAGGAACAACATGATCCACAGATAAACTATCAGTTGAGCCACAAACCACACAAGCAGGTTGGTAATCCCTAAGACAAATTTCCATTAAAATTGTCCACTCCCCGTCTTGGTTGCGTTTTCGTTCATATCTTATTCTATTTCTGGCTGTATTATATTCCTTTGTTTTACTCTTACCGTGGGTAGTTATTACATCTCTATTAAGACACCCACAACTTTGTGTCCATAAACTTGTTAAACTTCCTGTTCTAACAAAGGTTTCCTTGCCACAGGAGCATAAACAGCGCCAAATTATCTGCCTCCCTTGCCTTCTTTCTGTTCGCTCCATCACCAACAACCTACCAAATCGTTGTCCCACTAAATTTTTGTAGCACCCTTTACTTTCTAACTCATGGTTTAGACAACCACAACTCAAGATATACCCATTTTTAATTGTACTCCCACCCATAATTTTTTGGTTCCCACACGAGCATTGTACCCGCCACATTGTTTGTCTATTTTTATTTATATGACTAAACTCTAAGACGGTCAGTCTTCCAAAAACTTCCCCTGTTAAATCTAGGCGCTGTTTTATAGTAGATTCTTTTTGCAGACACCCACAACTTCTAATTTCACCGGCAATTAAGCTTGCTCCACGAACAACTTTCTGAGCCCCACAAGAACAGGTGACTTTCCAGTATGAAAGACGCTTATTATTTGTATGACTAAACCCAATCACAGTCAACCTGCCAAACACTTGTCCAGTTAAATCCTTTCGGCCCTCCTTCCACGCCATTATTTTACCTCGTTTCCTTCTTCATCCCACGTAATTTCATCATTGACAGCACACAGTTTCACAGCATCCCACAGCAGGAGATCGGTTTCGTGTAAATAATGGCACCAGCCCTCTTCATAAGTTTGACCATCATCTTCCTTAGTCATAATCTCCAAGAAGGGACATCTCCTATACTCTCCGCCTTCGTAGTCATAGCAATAAACTCCATTAGGGATAACCCGTTTTGCTTCTTCTTCTGTGATTTCTTTACGTCGGTTTACCATCATTCCCAACCTTTCCATGTTGGCGGAACCCAATCCCGTGTCGCGATATTGCGGATACTGTGAGCAGCCTCGAAGAACCTACCAAACTGTCTGGGTGTATCCTGTTCGGAATGTTCTCTTACCCAGTAGTGTGGCACATCTTTTTCCACCTGTATCAGTCTTTCTGACATATGCACCATCATGATCGATACTGCCCAGGCATCGGGGGCGGCAAAGGCGCTAGGGCCAAAGCCCCCTAGAAGCTGCCAAAGACCGCGTGTGACTGCTGCTGCGTTGTTAAACGCCGAAACTATCTCCCCAGACTGAGTAATGCAGGTAACATTGTACCAGGCATCCAGATAGTTGTTGGTCTCATAGGCATTGACACAGGCTTCCAAGCAATGGGGGGAGGTGAATTTATCATCGCTGCCCATTAGGAACACTAACTCGTTCTCAGCACGGGCAACCCCCCTGTTCCACGAATCTGAACAGCCCGTAAGCCAGTCATTTCTATAGTATTGTATTTCAGAATGCTTCTGCTTCCAGCGCGGCCCCAGGTTGGCTAAATCGTCAATCACGATTACTTCGGCAGGATCGTTCTCGTATACACTTTGTATGCACTCCTCCAAGTAATCCTTGTAGGCTTCTTGTGGGCCGACTGGAATAACTACCGAAATCGGAAGCACCATTACCCACCTCCCCCAGGGACTATCGAGGAGAGACTATCGCCGCCGATGTGCTCAAACTTTCCCCACACGCCCCACTCTGCGGGCCAAAGAATTGCTGGGGGATTTTGTGCATAGTTATACTTCGAGCAATAATCCAACTCATTCTGTCCTGGAGAAAGCCCCTCCGAGAACATCCCAACTCTATCAAACAGTCGCTTGTGACGGAGTCCTGCGTGGCCTGTGTATGTGTACTGCTGAACTTCTGGTTTCCTTTCCAGTTGCCACCACAGCATATTCTCGTGACTTACCAATTCAGCCCTTAGTCCTACGTTCAGGTAGCCCATACGAATAAGTCCTACATCATTGTTTAGCACCACATTGACATAAGGAGTTAAATCAAGGGGGGTAGTTAGCTCCCAATCATCTTCAAGGAGCATTAATAGTTCACCTCCTAGATCAAATATGTGCTGCAACCCCACATTCATGTTGTGCCCAACACCCTTATGATTACTCTGATAAACCCAAAGGTGGTTAGTTACACCAATTTCCTCAACAACCCTATCCACATATTCCTGCCCAGACCCATCATCTACAAGAATAAATCCAAGATTCGGCCATCGGAGATTTTCTTTAATCCCCCGAACCGTTCGTAGACACATCTCTAGCCGGTTATAGGTTGTTATCAAACAATAAACAGCAGGTATCTCTCCCACGCTCAAACCTTTCGGTAAACCTCACTTATTCCTACACTACAAACAAACTCCCAGCTACTATCCTTGCTATCCTCGATTGCCCAATGAACCCCGCCAAACTCCCAATCTCCTGAGCCATTAAATCCGCCGTCGCGTTCAAGGGAGTCGTGGAAAAATATTGTTCCCCCTACCTTGACAGTGCCCCACCAGGCGCGGATGTCCTTTTTGACACCACTGTAGGTGTGATCGCCGTCAACAATCAAAAAGTCAATTGGAATATCCCACAACTCGCCGATCTTAGATGAATCTCCAGTCAGGAAGGCAACTCTAGTCAAATCTACTCCAGCCCCGCGCAGGTGGGCCTCACAGTAGTAGAATGTGTCTAAATCTACAATAGATGTGAGGGGTGGATGAGGGTGGGCTTCTAGGGCACTCACTGCCATCACGCCGGGCCCGCAACCCAACATCACTAGTCGCTGATCCTGAGAGAGTTTGAGAGCTTCTTGACGGATAAACTCCAACTCTTCGGGCATAGCATAGGGGCAATTCCCGTTCAGTTCCTGATAACGGTACATTAGTTACTCTCCATCATGTGCTTCAACTCTTTTACAGTCAGTTGATGGGCAGGATTGTTGCTGTAGTACCCGTAACCATCCGGTAGGTTTGTACCCTTATTACTATCCGGTGGGTAAACTATAAAATACTCCCCATTATCATACGTTTGCCTGGATTCAACCTCATCTATAAGTTGCTCATGAATCTTCTCGCCAGGCCGGATAGATTCTTCAACAACAGGCCAATCTGGGTCAACGGCCTTGAATAAGTCCAATACCAAACTTGCCGGAGCTTTAGGAACTACTGTAGTTCCAGGCTCTTCTAAATCAGAAGCCACTAAAATAAGGTTAATAGCATCTTGGTAGGTTAGCCAGAACCGTGTACAACGTGAGTCAGTAATCACAAATGGCTTGCCCTGCTCCCTCAACTCTAGTAGTCTGGGCCGGATGGAGTTCGCTGATCCAACCACGTTTCCATAGCGCGTCGAATTAAATTGAGTGTTTCCCCAAGCGTTTGCTTCTCTAGTGATGGCTCCAGCTAAGAATTTCCCTGCACCATATACCGTAGTCGATTTTACGAGTTTGTCAGTTAGAATAGTAACAACCCGCCCTACTCCACACTCCACAGCCGCTTGACAAACTGTCATTGTTCCCATCACATTAGACAAGATAGAATTACGCACATTGCTTTCACACAGAGGGACAACTTTGGCAGCAGCCGCATGAATTATCAAATCACAATCTATGAAAGCAGTACGCAGAAAATCTATGTCCTGGACATCCCCAACCCTGCACTCTACATCAGGAAACCGAGCTTTTGTTTGGTTTATCTTTAATTCATTTCTTGCAAAAATACTAAACGAACAATCCCAATTCTCTCTTTCTGCTCTGGATAAGATAGCAGTTCCGAGAGAACCTGTGCCCCCAGAAATACAAACTTTCCCTTTTAGTCCTCTATATTCAGACACTATTCAATTTCCTCTTTCTGCTCAGGAATAACCAACTTGTGTTGTAATACTAAAAACCCGTTCAGGCAATCTTCAATAGACCTAACCTCATCAAAATGTCTGCGGTTTTGATAATCTTCTGAATTAAACTTCTTCCACTTACCTTCCACAGCATAGCCGGGGATAACTTTGTGTACCTGACCAGAGGGCAATTCTATAACTAGAATAAATACTTCACCGTCCCCACTCTGCTCTACACCAACCTTCATACCAAGCCATTCAGCAAGTTTGCCTGCTAATAGCCAACCCAAATAATCTTCAATTTTTTCTGTTGGGGCTTTATTTTCTGAGCCGTCGTTTGAAGTCATGTTTATTTCTCTCCCATACCTATAATTGTATACCATTTTTCTCTCCTTTGCAACCCCCAAAATTAAAAGCAGGCATAGGGAGAGACTTATGCCTGCTCTAGTTAATTTCCCGTAGGAAAATAAACCCTAAAGGGTATAGAATTCTATGTTGATGGAAACTGGTTGATTGTTGCCAGATATATTAGTGACAGTAATCTGATATTTAGTATTTGTCCTTAGAATCCATTCTGTATTACGTCTAACTTCAGAACCACTAGACTGGCTCGGTCCCGTTCCGCCTGCTAGGAATTGTGTTTCTAAGGTTGTTCCTAAACCTGAAGTGTTGGGAGTATGATGTGCGGTAACCGAAGATACCTCAGTAGATATTCGGCTCAAATTAACTACTGCTACAACTGTGCCATCTGTTATTGTTGTTACTCCCTCGTAAAAGGTGACCGTGGCATCTCCTCCAGCAGCACACCTGAACACCAGATGTGGGGACTTAGAGGTCGTTGTAATAAGTAAGATTAAGGAAGCACTGTTCACGACAGCGGAGTTATATGTGGATGCTACAAAACTATGCCCTTCATGAACTTCATGATGAGCAATATCTATAGACAGCATAGCCCCTGTCAGTTCATCATAAATCTCCCCTCCGGAGGGGGAGGTAATCTGAACATTTATAGCCTCAGTTTCAGTTACATCACTCCCCGTGATATAAACTGGTGTGGCATTCCCCCCTAAAACTCCCCGTGCCATATTATCTCCTAAAATACTTACTGATTATAACGCTTATCGCTTATCAAAATGTCTGTTGTGCAATCGCAAACTTAACAGCGTGTGAATACTGTGTTATCGTGATAATCGAATACTTACCATCCACCGTAGCCGCCAGTGTCCATTGGAATGTACTCGCCAGTGGTCGTAACACGTTGGCGGTTGGGTGTATGTGTCCATTAAGAAACCATATATTGCTGCGAGTACCAAGCACCGCCAAAATTGCCACAATGTCATCTGTGTTGAAGTGTGTTGATACAATTGGGTGATGGTTACAAACCAGCACAGGCCCCGGCCAAGCATTCAACTCTCCAGCAAGCCAAGCTATCTCAGTGTCAGGTAGACATCCTGCAAGTCCTGGGTAATCAGCATCAAACTCATCATATTGATCATCCAAGATAATAAGTCTCAAGAACCCAATCGTCGTAACATAGTAACTAGATGGCATACTATACTCAGTAACCGCTGTTGCTTTTGTAGTTGCATAGGGCACAGCCATCTCGTGATTTCCCATGACAGCATATGAGTTGCTTAGTGTATCTAGATAATTGCCCGCCTCTGGCACGTTCTCTGTCGTTTGTACCATGTCACCCATGCTAATAGCCGCATCACACCCTGCTGCGTTAGCCAGTGCGATCCACGTCACAAAGTTAGCTTCGCCTGCTGCATTGCCTGGGTCATAACCAACTTGTCCCAAGTATTCTACGTGACAATCTGTTTGTGCATAGATTGTCAGCGTAGCCAGCACCTCCCCCGGTACGACGTGCATTCAACCTGGGGCATAACGGTAATCCACAAAAGACGTAACAGGGTTAGCTGCAAAATAACCATCCGCATCACATAAATCCAAGTTAATATCAGTAAGTGTGTTGTTGGTAATCAGTGCTGCAACAAATCCACCGTTCAGATTCGCAGGTGTATCGTAATACACCTCCCACGTGTCGGCGGCAGAATGACGTAATTTGATCGCCTTACCATCCACATATGTGATAGCCACACTTGCTACCTCAGTTGTTGTGCCGCCTACCTTTTTAAGCAACCAAAGTGTTGACTTAATTCTATCAATATATGCCAGCACCTCATCACCTGATGCAACATGTCGATGCCACACCCCTGCCGCACTATTAGCGGCAATCGACATGGTAATTTGGTTATAACTCAGTGAATCAGTGTGTGAGTGTATAGCAGAATACAAATTTGTCAGCAATAATGCAGACACATTATCAATTGTAGTGTCTGTTGCGCCTTGACGATAAATACTGAACGTCGTGCCTTGCGACCTCATCTCTGACTGATATGATCCAGCAACGCTCCATGTAATTCCAGCCTTAGCAAAATCAGTAGCCCCCACGTATCTGGTAACACCCGCGCCAGTTGTATTATCCACCACGCCAGTCACACGATAAAAGGAGTGAACAACTAACACGGCCTGCCGAATGTGTACTGTAGCACCAGTAGTGTAAATATTACACATACCAGTTCCAGCGCCGCCGTGACCCTCTCCCGCGCCAACCTCAGACACTTCTGGATTTGTGCCTACCTCACCGGAGGTAATCCAATTCGTCGGATTGTCACCAGTCCAGGATGCAAAAGTTCCATTCAGCAACTTCTCGTCAGTGGAAGGTGTGATAACACTTGGAAGTGCTATATTATAAGCTGCACTACCCCCCGCCACGCCGACTAGACTATTACCATATATAGAACCATTATGCTTTAACAAAGACCCAGGCATATTATCTCACAATGAAATACTTAATTATATCCGTAGCTACTGTACCTATTGCATAAAGCATGTTTAGATTCTGTATCGGGAGCCAAGGAGTAAACTCTCCAGCAGCTAATGTCATCCCTTGTGCAGAACTTACATTACTTCCCCCAACATAAATTGTCCCTGTATTGGAAGTTCCAGCTCTTATATATACCTGTTCACAGGGTATATTATCCAATCTCTTAGCCGTTGTTCCGGGAATAAACTGACCAGTAGCTAGAAACGGGAAGCTATAACTATTCTGCACCCCACCTTTTGCAAAATGACCCATTCTATTTAACTCCTAATTAAAAGGGGAGAGGTTTCCCCCTCCCCTCAATTATCCATCCAAACCTATTGATAACGATCCGAGTAATACGGACTGTTAGCCACAGTCTGGTTACCACCGTCCACAAAGTATGCAGAAGCAGGATCAGGATCACGGAAGTGCTGAAGCGGCGAATACATAACATTCTGGAGGCGACCAGCTAGATGAGGCGTCAGCAAACGCAGACGAGGCTCAATCTTAGCCATCCACTCAACACACCAGAGAGTCTGTTGATTTGTCCACAAGAACTTGCCGCCGTCAGTTGTCCAGGTATTGCTCAGACGACCTTCCTGAACAGCCTGAAGTGCAGCATTAGCCCCGGTGAAGTCAAAATACTCATAGAACAGGGTGCTAATCCCACCACGAACAGACTGTGGCAGAAGGTAGATGTCAGAAGCAAACGAGCCACTAGGAACACGAGCATTATTTGTATTAGTGGCTTCAGGAATGAAGTCATCAATAACAACTGGCAGACGAACATTATCAATCATCAGATAATACCCGTTCTGCATGTCCATAGCCATCTGGCGCATGGTCAGAGCATCAGTCCCATTGGGATTTCCTGCTGACCCAGCACAACGATAGGTTGCAAACACACAGGGCCAGTAGTCAGTCAGTTGCTGGAACAAGTCCCCGCGCATGGTCAAGAACCAGTTCACCGGGTCAAAACCCATGGTACGCGCGTTATGCTTGACATAACGGTAGATCATCGTCAGATAACTGAAAATGTCAGCCGCCTGGCTTTCAACTGTCCGATAATTAGCATTCTTAACATCAGAAGCCAATGAAGGGCAGCTTACCCCAGTCAAAACATCTGTGTGGGTTGTCGTAACTAGCAACTCAAGGCCGTTATACTCAGAATAACCACCACCAACCGAGTTATTAACCGGGTTACCAGTCCAGTTCATCCCGCCGATCTTGTTCTGGAAAGCCACACCCAGCGTCATAAGACGCGCATTTAGCTCACTACGGAAGGCCGAACCAAATGTGCCTGCCAGAGAAGGCGTGCCAAAGTCACTTGTGACCACAGGCTCATTCACCAGCATCAGATCATCAAACTCACCACGATTAACGCGCTCACCCAGCTTGTTCAGTTCGATGGTAGCAGTCTTGCGCTCAACACGACCAAAGGCAGAACCCTGGAAACACGACTTTAGGTTTCCAGCCGCCAAAGGATCATCACAAACACCGTTTTTCTCAGCCGCTGCTTCATCATCCGTAAAGCCAGTTAAATAACCGACAATCGGGTGAGTGTCATTAGAAGGGCGAGACGGAAGAACAGCACTCAAGCCAGTTGGTTTAACACGAGTCGAGAAAACTTGAGGATCAACACCAGCCGCCCCAAAAATACCATTAACCCCGTGCATCAAGTTAGTCGTAACCGTAAAACCTGCGGTTAGATCATGTTTTTGTCTAGGTTGACCCGCAGTACCACCCAGAAGTTCAAGCAGTGCTCGCTGCACTTGCTCTTTAACTAATTCATCAGCCATCTTATATCCCCCGTTAGCTATTCTTTAGAATAGAGTTAAAAAATAAATCAGTTGAAGCATCACCGGTCGGGGAAACTTTGCCCTGACTCTCAATAGCCTTTGCCAACTGCTCAGCCTTTTCTTGCGGAATTGTCGTGTTAGCCACAGATTGTGAAGGTGCAAAACCAGTAGCCGCCCAGTTGATGGGTGACAACTTAGCCGCAATCTTCTCATCCTCGGTCTGCTTGATTTCCGCCACTTCTTTAACCAGAACAGACCTTTCTGCCTGCAAAGCAGCCATATCATCAGATAATTTCTTTTGGTTATCTACAATTGTCTGTAGAAGAGTCTGAAGCTGTTCAACGTTGATAGCCTTCAAAACTTCCTTAACCACCTCCTCTACCGGAACAGCAGGAGCTGGCTCGGAAACCTCTTTTGCTTCCTCTTGCTCAGCTTCTGGTGCTTTCTTCTCTTCTTCCTCCATATCCTCTTCCTCTTCTTCCTCGTCAATCGTAGGATCAACAGCTTTAACTTCTTCTGCCTTTGGTTCCGCTTCTTGAGGAACAGGAACTTCTGGGTCAGATAACTCCTTATGCTCTAAAAGAGCATCAAGGATTTCGGCTGTACCTTTAGTATTGTCATCCAAGGCATCCACCACTTCTTTAGGAAGCAGGTCAGCTAAAATCTTTCTATCTTCATCGCGCACGGCTTTTCCCTCCAAGATTATTGGGGCCGTGCCATAGTTAGCCGCCCGGTCCCGTTTTAATATACTCACTTCGAAAGTACGATACTTATCAATTATATTAACAGTATTTTTCAATGGACTAAAACTATCAGGGCTAGATTGCCCATAAGCTAGAAATCCATGGGACATTCCCATGTCATCCATCTGTGAAAGTTTTTCAGCAGCTTCATAGCGGGTTGGGTATATTTTAGAGATTGCTATCGAGAATCCATTGAGATAAACTATCTTCTCAACCTGCCCCAAAGATGTCTTTGCATAGATAGTTTTAACAATCTCATTCAGAATGTCTACTCGGTCACCAAACTTTTCCCACACCTTTTGCCAAAAACCTTCAGGAACTTTAGGAAGGTGATAAACAATAACCTGGGGTTTGAAACCTGACTTATTAACCCAGTCAGCATACTCTTTGTGAGAAGCTTCCGACAAGATTTCTCTGTCTCTATCCATCCAGCGGTTGGAGTAAATCCCCAACATCCACCACTGACCTTCCTTGTCCTTGATAAAGTGTGTAGAAGACTCTTTTGTTCCTTCTGGGGGGGTTTTTCCAGCAATACGATAAATATTAGCGGGGGCAGGCTTATCAAAAGCTCCCTGCCAGTGACGGATCATAAAGTTGGCAGCTTTTACAATCTGTTCTCTAGGGACATCCTTCAGGGCAGGGAGGCCCCTACCCCCAGAAGCCATTGCCCGCAATGCCCCCTTGTTGATGGAATTGCTGCCTGGTTTCTTATAAGGTAACTTACAACGATCCTTTGTCTTGGGCCCACTACCCTCATTCATGTCAATTAGACAAGATGCACAGTAAGCTTCTGCTGTGTCCCACTGACCAGCATCCCCATTCCAAGGAGAATCATCGTAAGTTGCTTTAACCCCCAGTTTTATCATTGCCTCTTCTACAACCTTCCCCAGTTTTCTAACTAAATTTTCGTGATCCTTTACTATAATAGTGCCAGGGAGAATTTCACGGGAGTTGAGATCGAACGGTAAGGCATAGGAAGCAACTTCATTAGCCTTGTTAAAGGTATTAACAATTAGAGTTTGTTCTTCCTTATTGATCAAACCGCGACCAACATAGAAGTTAATCTCAGCCTCCAGGCTTTGCTGCATCCTCGCTTGTAATTCTTCCCCTAATTTCCCCATCATTTCCCCGCTTTAGCACAAGCCTTGTTCCAGGCTGACATAATAAGAGACACAATCTTTCTCTCGCTATCCTTCTTAATTCTCTTCTCAAAGTATCTAGGTTTAATGCCAGGCCAGTTATCAACTACTGGATTGGGCCACCAGTACATCGGCCCCGCATAACCCCCTGACCCTTTACCCCCGCCTGCCCTTGTTTTAGCTGAGTATCCACCTTTTATAAAAAGGTTAGAACCAGATTTAGACCTTATCGGATGAGGCTCAATACCAAAGGACACAAATACCCAGTATCGTTTATTAACACCTTTTGGTAGAACCGTTAATCTGTATAAAGTTTTTAATTCTTCAAAGACAGAAGCTATGGCAGGTTTGTGTTCCCAATCCTCAATAACCTCTTCCTCTGCGCCCTTTAGAAGTTTTGCCACCGGTCCCACCATAGCAGCTTTTAGAGAATCTTTTATAATTTCGTCTGCATCAGAGAAAAATCTCATGTTAGCAGGCAAAATAGGCCGAATGACAATGCTTTCCTTCATGACACCACTATACAACTACAAAACATTAAATTAAAATTCGATGATTTCCCCGTTCTCATCAAGTATCTCATCCCCCCACTCCTCCACCAACTCCTCCCGTGAAATAGTTAGAGGACTCCACTCGATTGTCAGGTCAGCACACACAGGACAATGGTTCTTGAGAGGTGTAACATACCAGTAAACATGATACCCCTCTTCATCCGCGTCATATTCCAACCAACACCCACAAGCTTCCCCACCCATGCAAGAAACACCGGGGAGGTCAGGCAGCATATCAGCCAGTTCTCCTGGAATTGTGTAACGGCTGAATACTCCCCAACCATATCCATAAGAGGATGCTCTGGAAACAACACCCTGGTCTGAAGCAAGTGCTTTGTAGTTGCCCAAATCAGCTATAAAGCCATCAAGATAGCCATAGATCATACCTAAAAACCTTTGAAGGTCTTTTTTATCTAGTTTCGTGAACTTCTTCTGACCTTTTGCTATCAGAGCAATACGGATGTAGTAACTTTTAAGACCCTGCTGCATCTGGTACTTAAACAGTCCTAAATCCTTTCCCCGCGCAAGATAATCATCAGCATAGTTAGCAAACTCTGCTTTAACTCGCTCCATCTCATCTTGATAGAGTCTTATCTGAGCTTCAGACACACGCATTAGCTTTTTCCTAACAAATACTGGCCCAAGTCCCTGCGTTCTTTCTCAATATCCTCATCTAGGATCATAGGTAGATTGGTTGTTGGTAGTCCCCTCATACCACCCTCAGCAATTGCCTTGCGCTGATTTCGAGAAGCAGTCCCGCTCTCAATCTGACTTGAAGTCATATTCTCCCCACCTTCATTTTTAGGAAGAAAGCCCCCTGTACCATCTGGAGTCCCCGACTGCTCAACAGCAGGAATATTTTCTCCGTCTGTCTCAACCCCCCTCTCATCCATGTCATTAGCAAGATATTCAGGCAAATCTCCATCCTTGATTGCAAGCTGTCTAGCCCCGATAATATCCAACTCACCACTTTGAACTCTAAGCGCCCTATCTTTCCCGCGCAAGAACCTGCTGTTTGCTTGACTCTCTTCCGCCTGTGAGTCATGAACCTTAAACTGGAACTTTACAGTAGAAGGTATAAGACCACAGTTATTCAAGATATACTCGAAGAGACCCATAATCATAGCAGGGCCCTTTCCTCTGGTTTTCATGTGAAGGATTTCTGATTGCTGTCCAGAACCTAAGTTACCAGAGGGCAGAGGAGCAAATTCCTGATAATCCACACCAAAAGCCATAGCGAGGATTGCCACATACCATTTCATCTCTTCATCGAAGGAGAAATTGTCTGGCAAGCTGGCTAGATCAATGGTTTCGTGGGATACAGCAGAGGTTGGGTCAATGCCGGGGATAATAACGTGAGGATTGAACCGGGTCAGACCCATGTTGTCAAACTCGGCAGAAGCTAACTTGAAGGCATCCTCAATCTCACCACGGGAAATGCCACCCACCAACTCAATCGAGCGGGCCCAGCGACCTGATACCTTCTCAAGTTTGTAGACCTCAATATCCTTCAGGATTTGTGCCATCCTGAGCGCACGTGAGACCGCACATACTTGAATACCATACAAACTCTCAATAGGGGAAGGAAACTCCTCAATAGTTATAACCTGATACCACTTAAGGAAATGATATACACCCAATCGATCAATATAGAGCACTGGAATTTCAGGATCACCTGTTCGATAGCAGCGAGCTGAATCTAGATGAGCTACATTGAGAACAGCCGAAGAAGGGTCGTCGGCTGCCCGAATAACTTCCCAAAAAGACCCATTGTCCATTTGGTAAAGATCACTACAGGTCTTCAGCATCAAATTCTTCCAACCCAAACCCCGATTGGAATTAACCAACATCTTCGTAACTGCTTTGATAGTGTTTTTAGGGTTGGGAGCCTCTGGGTCAGCAGGAATAATCTCCCACTCAAAGGAGGCATTTCTTACCGAGGCACTATACACCGCAGAAGATAACACAGGTTCCGAGACTACAAACTCCCGTAACTCATTATCTCGCTTTTTGATACTTGTCCCCCATGGTGTAATGCTATCCGCAACAGAACTCACCATGAACAGCAAAGGAGCAGAAGGATTGACATTTTCTGCTGCTTTTGGAGTTGCCATCACAGATTGCTGAGTTAGCTCAGCACTAAATTTCTTCTCTTCTACTTGAGGTGGGTCAATTACCACCAGCTCGCTTGCCTTTTTCTTTTTAGACATTCTTTACAGTTGCCCTTGCTTTGCGAGCTATATACTCGCTGTAATCAATTAGTTGATCTCGATACAATGATTCTATTGTATTATCGCTGTTTTCTTTATTTTCTAAAATTAACGTCATACAACGCTCGGCTGCCATTGAAAGAGCAACCGTCGCATCGATCTTTAGATCGTTGGATAGCTTCTTGATACGGTACTGGCCCTTGGTCTGATCTACCCCCGCCTGCTTGACATGCTTGGTTAAAGTTTCGTCGTTACCACGGGGAGTGATGTCACTATCTCGGTCGTTAGGATTCCAGTGAATCTGCTGATTGACAATCATGTCATAGAGCTGCTTATCCGCAATAGACCGAGTAGTTTGCTGGGAGAACCTGAAATACCATCGTTGGATAGCTCTCTGAATCTCTTTGATATAGGCATTGATTTCTTCATCATTCATGCCCTTAATATCATTCTGGTCTAATGTCACCTGACCACGACGATAATCCTGTACCAGTTTTGCCATCTGGAAAGCATCATAGGCTATACAAACAATATTCCACTTCTTACCCCATTCCTGAATAGTCTTCCCGATAGTGTCTTCTAAGATCACTACACTTTTGCCGGGAATAGGCCGGAAGATTTTACAGGCCCTGATAGCTATGTCAGTTTCTGGGTACTTAGGATGCCTTGTTACAGCCACAATCGCAGCACAGTCATTAGTTTCTGCCGCATCAACTGCTATCACAACAGGTGTTTTATTATCCAGCAAAGGCCCTATGCTCTCATCCTGGCAAGCATCCCACCATTCCGGTTGGACAAAGGAGCCCAGAGCACTGACCCAGCGATTCTTATGAATACGTTCAAACTCAGAAGGAGTAAGCATCCTGGCTTCTTGCTGGTAGTAAGCCTCTACATCCCTCATTAGTCTCTGCTCATGATCCCAGTAGCAGAAGGTACTAGCCCCCTCATTTATCCACACAACCGGCTCGCCCTCACTGGTGAGATCAAGAAAGTCGGGATGGGGAACTGCATTCAGAACAGCTTCTTGATAAATTTCCCACAACAGAACCGAAACACCCATGTAGCCAGCATAGCTATCAATCCACCTGATCGCCCTCCCCCATTTGGTGGGAGGAATAGTTAATTCTGTGAACAACTTTCGCTTGGGGAGAGAAGTATAGGCGTGAACTTCACTCAGGAAAACACCGGTCGGCTCTGACCCAGCCTCTCCAGCAGCGTCACAGGGGATAGCCTCGATAACTGCCTTGTTACTAAGTTTTGCCTTCGCTTCGGATGGAATTGTTTTTACATCTTTTAGAAGAAGCCCGTTGGCTTTATGGAAGTCTATACATTGGAGAATAGGGCCCATAAGTCTGTCATCTGCTTGCTTGCCATCATTTGCCAGGCAGAAGATTTTCCCATAGGGGGTGTGATAAGTTAGGTAAAGAGCAACCCCTGAAGCCAGAGTGGACTTTCCCGATTTCTTAGGGGCTGAGTAAATGATGTTTGTGTACTTGAAGAGGCCATTAGGCTTACGAGACAGAGCTTCATCTATAATTCTTCTCTGATGTTCAACCAAACGAATGGGCCCTGGAGGATACAACATATCTGTAACCGGATCACGGGGTTCAGGAATCCAGAAATACTTCTCAAGCCACTCAGAAGGAGGGATGGTTCGTTGGTCAGAAATATTTTCTAACTTGTTGACCATTCTCTCCAGAGCAGAGGAGATGAGGTCACCATTTCCACTAGTTGCTGGCATCAAGCATCTCCTTACCCACAGGGACTCGCGCGTTAATTCGTAGCTTAACCGATCTTACAAATCGGTCTATCAGGCGATTTGCCGTTGTCTTATCCTCTACAACTTCCTTAACGTCGTGAATGAAGTCATCCACAATCCCTTCAGCCATGGACATAACCTGGTCAGTGGTTGCCATGGTCTTGAGTTCCTTAGCAGTGGACACCTGTACCTTTGTCAATTCCTTCAGAAGGCTCATGTTAGTACGGATTTCGTCTCGCAACTCGCGTTGAGCCTTCTCAGACAACACAACCTCCCGAATACCCTCAGTGCCACCAACAATGTTACCCTTCTCAATCATAGTTACACCGTCAAGAATCTTCTCAAAACTGTCCGGCCCACCACCCAACTCTGCCATCTTTTCGTAGAGTTGGGCGTTCATTCCCAAAACTTCCCATATTTGGAATTCCCGGTTAATGTAATCTGGGTTCTGCTGAAGGATTTGAATTTTTTCCCGTAAATCGTAGGGTAATACTTGAGTTATAGGGTTATTGCCCCTAAGAGTTAAACTATCACCCCCGTGAAGCTCACAGGCAAAGGTTCCCGGCACAGCAGACCGCACACACTGACCTTCAGGCCAAACATCACTGGAAGATAACCCAATATCTCCCCGTTCAACCCTTAGTCGGCGAAGATTAGTTTTAGAGACACATTGGCAACGGATAGTTATACCGTCACGCTGGTGCTGCTTACCTAGCCCTTCCCTGTATCGTTTTTCGGTTGTTGATATTTTCGGTACACCAGTCATATTTACTCTCCCATTTAAGAGTAACAGGAAAGATATAGAATCAAAAACAGGCCCCTCATGGGAGCCTGTTATTTGGCCTGCTATTTAATTAACTCTTTGAAAACCGCGATATATCTGTTCTTAAATATACCGTACCATCTACAGTTACTTGGATTTTAGGGTTGGGCCCTAAATCCGTGTCAAACCATTTCTCTTCTGGGTTGTGATCTTCTGCATACCAATCTATCTCTAGGTAGGGGCCGCTGTCCGAAGTCACAAATCCCATGTTTTCTTCTACCATCTCATCGATGGGTTTGTTCTTATTGTTAAAATCTTGTAGTGTTCTCATTTTATTTCCTTTCTCTAATTATAGTATAGCATAGAGATTGGAGGTTGTCAAGGACGAATTTCAAATAGTAGTTTAATGTCTTCTTCCTGGTCTTCTTTTGAAAGGCGATACGTTGCCATATCTTTAGGGTCTAAGTATAATTCGTAGTAATTTCCTGTTCTACCAATCTGCTTCCCGTTATTATCAATTTCAGTCGCTATCCAATACCAACCGGATTCATCTTCTAGCCACTCGATGTCTTTAATGATACGTTTGTCAATCAACATCTAACTCTCCTAAAGCTCGTTCATAAATACTGGAAATGATCCTGCCCGACCCTGATTAAAGTGAAAGAAGTGTGCAATCCCTGCCCGATTGTTACCAATATATCCCATCAAAAGCTCCCAACTATCGGGGGGACAAAAGGCAGGGAAGGTGACAACGTGTACGCCACCTGCGTCAGCTATTGGGACGTACATCTCATACTCTTTGTGAAAATGCCCTCGGAAAAACACACGATGCCGGGTGCTACCCCACATCTGTGGGGCTTCCTGAGCCATTATAAGAGCTAGTTCCTTACCCTTTACACGATCCCCGTGCTCCATACCAATAAGGTTAGCCCCATATTGATAATACTTTCTGGGGGATTGAGCATTGTCAACTGACACATACTTATCTGAGCGAAAATAAGCCTCCAGAGTTTTCCCCAGCCAATACATGCTGTACCGGTCATGGTTTCCCGGTATTAGCTTCACATCAACCGGGGCAACTTCCCTAAACTTTATAATCATATTAACAAGACCTATACAAACAGCATCAATGGCGTCCCGGATACCAGCCGAATTTTCTTGCCAGGTTCCTCTGGTCGTGGTGTTGGATAGATTATCCACATTTAGTAAATCGTTCCCAACAGGAAGCAGTATTCGATTCACCGGAAGCCCCATAGCCAGTGAACGACCAATTATAGCATCCCCTACATCATCAAGGTCTTTTAGAGTTTGCTCAGGTGTATATTTACCGTCTAAAGACAGTCTAGCAAAGTGAACGTCTGAAATTCCCGGCAGAAGCAGATACTCCCCTTTAGGATAATTCTTTACAATATTAACCGGATGAGGTCTTGCTTCTAGTTTAGCTATTAAGTTATCAAGAACATCTTCGAAAGGTTTTTCTTCTCGCTTTACAAACCAAACTTTAACCGAGTACATTGTAGCAAGCTTAACATTACCATCATCGATGATAATCCCGGTCATCTTACCTTCATTAAACTGAAGGTTCTTGTGTTCATCCTTACGGTATCCTTGATAAGACTTAATCTCCCAGCGATCTACCTTCCAAAGACTTAAATCAGCTTCACATGAATCTAGTAATTGCTCTAAAGTCTTGATCGTTTCGGAATTACTTGTTATTTGAAGTGTATAATCTTCTTCAATCATAGAAATCCCCTCGTCAAGCTCCTGCTGGGGCTCTTCTGGGGGAAGTGGGTCTGCTAAACCCTCCAACAAGTATAAATGCCAGCGTCGCGCCGTTCTTGCTGAAGCAGGGACACCTAGATAGTTTGGAATGTTTTCCAATTCTTTCGTTGTTAAGTCTGGGTTATTTTGAAATCTACGAATTGCTTCTATGGGTACATATGGCATAGTATTAGTCCTTTAATTCCCAAACTTTGTACATGCTGATTGCCCAGAACTGATCCTCGTTGGTCTCTCCAAGGTAAAACCAGTTCTGCTCGATACTTGCACAAGTTTCACACCTGCAACTTAGAGCGCCGTCTAGCAAGGTACTATTAGGCACTGTATAAGCTATTGCCCCTGTGCCACTACTTGGGCTATCCCGCACAATACACACCGTCGCCTTGCACTCAATGGTAACAGGGGTCTCATCACAAAGCATAGCTTCGAGTGTAGGCGTTATAGTAAGTTCCCTAGTTGGCACTAAAGTAGGGTAAATAATAGAAGGCATACTTGTCATAGTAGGGATTGTACCCTTAGTTCCTTCCGGCGTCAATGTAACCACAAAACTCTCTGCCCCACTACACCCCAGCAGAACAACCAACACAATGATTGGAATAATCCGATACCAACTGACGAACATGTTTTCTCTCCTTGCTAGGGCTACGATCTACCCACCTGACATCAACTCCCGCCTTCTTCAGTCGATAATTCAATCCTTCGGCTGCTAAAGTGTCGACTTTATCTATAACACGACCTTCTTCTCCCACAACCTGGAAAAGATGACTGTCCATTTCCTCGTAGAAATAGATTAACTTGTCCACTAACTCGTCACCTCTTCAATCCGGTAAACAAACAAACCTTCCTTAGCCTTCACTCCCTTTTCAGATAATTCCCAGACCAGCTTCTTGCCCGCCCGTTCCTCTGCCAGGTCATAAGCTGCTTGTTTATTAGTAGTCCCACCCAGAACAAAACTTTTGTAATCAAAATCCCTAGATATAAAGTACATGATGTTATCCTTGAAAGAATCAGAAAGCCCCACACTTGTGGAGCTTCTTATTTAATTCGATACGTCTATATCACCCAACCACATTTGATTTCTGGTGGAATGCCATACTCAATACAGCCACCAAAATACCCGCCAAAATCGTACCCATGTCCCCAGGAGCTGTGAGGTAGGGAGCCAGGTCAGGTACCATCCCTACCCCAACGATTTTGCTGATATAGGCCAGCAAAATACCCAAAGCGGACACCAGCAGGGGTTGATAGGGCTTCAAGGGCTTCAAATACTTCTCAACAATCATCTGAGAAACAAGATTTTCAAACCCCTTCTCGTTGACATAAGCCAGCACGAGAATAACCAATGGAACAACAACCATTACCACTAACTGCATAATCGATGACTCTGACATTTACTTAATTCTCCTTTTTGACTGCATACACCCAAGACCACTCATTGTATCGCCAGTGTATGCTATGTGTTTCTTCCAAAATATCGTAAGCTTCTTGACATCCCTCAACCCCCAACACCCTACTATGAAACTGTGTCAAGATATAAGGAATTTCACGAATAAACTTACATTTGTTAAGTTGCTTAATAATCTCCAACTCTGACCCCTCACAGTTCATCATGAGCAGGGTGGGCTTACACGAATTGAGATAATACTCTTGACAAACCTCTTCCATCTTCAGAATACTGGTCGGGCCTTCGATTAGACCTTCCTTTTGAAGTCGCTTCCAGTGGAAGGTGCAGTCTGTGTCCTGCAACCCAGCTAAGAAGTTTCCTGATACATCTCCTAACGCATAGGCGTGAACCCGAACTGGGTAGCCAAGAAACCGCTTCTTCAAAAACTCAGACCATTCAGGTTGGGGCTCGTAAACCTCAATCAGAATATCCGGGTAGGTATCCAACAGAAACTGAACCTGAAGTCCTTGATGCCCACCAACGAGCCACACAATATCTCCAGGCTTGAGAAGAAAACTTCCAAATAGCTCATCTAAAAGCTCTACGGTTGTAACTGATAATGTCATGTTTTACCTCAACCGCCGTTATACCGCCGATAAATCACCGAAACCCGGCCCACTCCTTGACAGATGGGACACAGACCTTTTTGGGTCTTCAAGATGTAACCCATAAAGCCTTCGTTGTCTTCCAGCAGCTCAATGCTCTTCCGCCTGCCGTCACCACCACAATCAGGGCAACGTACCACCCGCTGTTTGCATAAACAGGTGTTGCCAAAGATGGGGCTGTTACAAACCATGCAACGGATGATCATCAGCGCCTGGGTCTTCCTGGCCCTCTGCGGGTCAACTTAAAAATAGCTACACGTTCTGGGTCAACTTTCCAATAGCCTCGGTATCTGTCGCCGATTCTAGTCGCTGGTATTTTACCTGCTAAAATCAACTGGCGAATTCGAGATGTTGAGACCCCCAGTAAATCTGCTACCTCTTGGGTAGTAAGAAAGAGTGTATCTTCCATGGAAACCTATTCTATCACAACCGCTTCGAATTTAACAACTTACTAGAAATGACATAAGCTAACCAGACAATTTCTGCTACCACCAGCAGAGCAATACGAACAAGAAGAGTGGGATTATGCTGGACAACTTGGCTGATGAAAGTCTCGCGATCTGTCATCTAAAATTCCTTTTCCTGCTGGCAGTTGCGATTCTCTCTAACTTTTTCCGTTTAGCTGCCCACTTCTTCCCATACTTCTTGCGAAGGTTTTCTATTACCTGCTCGCTATGTTTATCCATCATCTCTTGATGGAGTTTGGCAAGACGGGATTTACTTTTACGGGTCAATTCATCATCTCCTTGGGTACATGTACCTCGCGCTCGTAGTTCTCTCCCCCTACGATAGCAATAGGTATGCCATCAATGGTTGCTGAGAGGCCGATGAAGTTCTCTTCAATCTCCATGATCCTGTAGGTATATCGGGCTCCCCACAGAACACATTCTACAATAGATGCTCCCAGACCTATGTGCTCAGCTTCTTCTTTGGAAGCTCCCTTGAAATTGTCATCTAACACCACAAACTGATCTTGGCTCTTTTCGAAGACGGGAAGGTATTGTTTCATAGATTTCTCCAAAGCTGCACATGCAATAATATCTGAATGTATATATTTACCAAGTTAAACTTCACCTCGTTTACTTGGTAAATATAAGAATCTTTAGAAACCTCACTCATATACATAAGTGTGTCTGATTGTGTTTTTATACAATGCTGTATGTAATCTTTTAGCCAGTGCTGTTTCATCAGAACTCCTCTGCATCAACTGGCTTGGGTACTTCAAATACGTACACAAGCGGAGGCTGAATGTCGCTTGTAATCATAACACTGAATACCTTCTCGTGCCCACACGTTAGACACAATCGGATAGACTCCTTAAACCCACCAGGCGTATGTCGGGTAATATCTTTATAACTTACTCCATGACATTGACTGCATTGTACCTTGGCACAACCTGTGTCTATGTATCCCATCATTTACTCTTTCTTCCACCGATCATCTATACCCATTTCAAGCAACTGATGTTCTAGTGTAAACATCAAACAGCAAATGGCATGAGCTAGATGTGGAAGATTCCACTCCGAGTCGAAATCCTCACCCATCAACCATTTTGAAATATGTCGCAAAGCAGCTCCGATGGGTCGTGTCCAATTAAAACCTTTTCTCCAGTTATGATCGGCATACTTTACTGCTCCATTGGTCATCACTTTTGCTACTTCCATCAGAACCAAAAAGGAGAGTAATTCCATACGGGGCTTACCGGTGTCATACTTAACAGCCTTAGTCGCTATGTCCTCCGGAGTCGTCCCTGGTGTTTTGAAGAAACCTTGCCACACTGCTAACTCGGTGCCCCAAGACTTATCGGTCAGACCAAACATACGCTTCCAGCCACCATTGATTACATGATTCCAAGGCTTATCAATTAAATACTTGAACGTACCTTTGAACGTTTCTAAGTTCTCCGGACGGTCATCAATCAAAATGTCTGCCGCAATAAGACTCTTATCTGAACATTCTACATAACAATCTTGTGTAACTTCAAATCCATGATCGTTTAGCCAAGTAAACTTACGACCGGCATGAAGACAAACACAAGAAGTAACGAAAATAACCTTACCAACCTTTCGGGCATGTTGTACTGCTTCTAAGGAACCTGGAAGTGGTAACACATCATTATATAAATCAGCAGTAAGATACTCATAAATCTTTTTACCACACTCAGGCTTAACAAACCTGAAAATATCCCACTGAGTTATATCATTAGCTATAAGATGATCATCATAATCTACATTATACCTAGCAAGCCAAACAGGAACAAGGTCTGCTATTACATCATCTACATCAAAGGCTATGATCATATCAAACCCTTTCTCCTATTGAGCACTCAAACGAGCAGTCCGGGCACATATCCTCATTCAGGTCAGAAAGTGTCCAGCCCCACTCTTCTAGTGTTGACCGTACATTTCGCTCGTCATAAGCCCCACGAGCCAGAGCCGTTAAAGTAACTTCTTCGGTAACTGAGCAGAAATCACACTTTATGAAGACAACTGGTTCTGATAGCATGTTAAGCTCCTATCACAAAACAAACAAAACATACCATGGTACTAAGATAGAGTACCATGAAGATCGTGATTAACAGCAAAGTTTGTCCTAAATGTTTGGGGATTAGTCTACGGAACATATAAACTCCTTTTCAAAAGAGGCAGGTGCAACAAGATTCGAACTTGTATTGAGCCCAGCCAGGGCCATTCTATCCATTGAACTATACACACCATAAGGTCTTGATTGGCTATCTCACTTATAGTTTCTCTGCCTCTAAAAGAGAGTGCAGGAATTGAACCTGCTTTCCACTATCGCGCGCGACTCATGGGATGTTACCGTTACACTAACTCTCTTCTACTTATAGTATACCACAGCGTTAGGAATGTGTCAACCCTAGAACTGATTCATCAACTTAGCTGTTCGGATATTGTTGTAAGCCCTTTCCCCCGCCTCTGAAATAGCCTTCATATCCCGCTCGAATATGTGAAAATTGCTGTTAGGGAAGCTGACCTCTGCAATACGAAGTTCTACCAATCCAATGTTAGTCCAAAGAGCCCCTTTGAATTTATTATCAGCATTCTTTGTAACTGTTAAGAAAAGGTGATCTTTGAAATAGGTGGCAGATGAATGATCACCTGCACTTCCGTATAAAGTATAACCTAGTCTCTCTGCCTCTGTTTGTCCTGGGTAGTTGTTCACATTACCTCACATTCTCTGGTATTTCCAACAACTCCTCTAAAAACGCCACTGTAGCTTGCAACTCTTTCGGGTCTTCATCTTCATACCATTCCATCTTGTTCATAGTGATAATATCTTCTTCCGGATGAAACAGATCATTAGAATCATGGGATAGTGCTGCCTTGGCTAATCCCAAACTCCATTTGATATTATAATCATCGGTATTATCATCTTCCAATACCACATGAGCTGGCCCCCAAGAAGCTTGGGGATATTTCTCTAAAAACGCTTCAATCTTGTCATATGTTTCTTGAGATAGACATCCATCGTCTACACAACCCTGGCACATATTGTTTCTCCTTATCTATGAGCCTCAATAGCCCCTTTTATAATCCAAACTCCTATCACAAACCAAGTAACAACAACTACCACAAACAACCCTATACCCAATATCGCAGTCATCATCACATCTCCTCCTTATGCTTACACGTCCCCACCCTACCCTCTCTCAGCTCCTGCCCACCAAAAAACCTTTCCTTCCCACACATCCCACACTTACACACCCAAACTGCCTGCCTGACAGAAGCCTTCAACCCCAGCACATTCCTTCTCTCGTACCCGGTTGCCTTCCTGACCACCTCCCACCCCTTCATCACCTCCCCCTTCATATCCACCAGAAGGTGCTTGGAGTTCTTCTGAAACTGCTCCTGAGCCAGACAGCCACAGGATTGGGTGTTTCCAGACAGCAGGTGACTGGCCCTGACTGATTTGGTTTCCCCACAGGAACATTGGCATAGCCAGTAAGTGTGGGAGGGTGATTGATTGTAGTCACGGTAGAGCACAGTTAGCCGGTTGAAGGTGCGGCCAGATAGGTCTTTTGAGTGTTGGGACATAGTTAAACACCATACTCTTGTTTCAGAATCATCCCAAAAAGTTCCTTCTTGTCATGACACGCAAAAAGGTATTTAGCCATCTGGGGATAGTTACTATTAACCCAAATCGCAAAATCTTTCCGGCTACCTCTGGTAGGAGCTTTTATATAAGTCACTAGAATTTCTGTGTAAATCTCAGCATACTGTCTTTCTATTGTGCACCTCAAGGATCGTAAAGTTTCAAGCAGATATGCTGGACAGCCTTCCTCCAGTTCAGCATAAGTGCCGTCAACCATGGCTTTTGCAACCACTTTAAGGGTCAGACGGTTAATCCACTTATGTAACTCTAAATAAAGAGCCCCCTTAACCTTAACCCTAGTTCCGTTATCGTAACGAACCACCCACCCCTCATAATCACTACCCAGTGTCTTAGCTCGCTCCAACCAGGAGTCGATGTCTGCAATGTCATAGGATTTTGGTGTGCTCATCCCATAACTATCTGCCAACTGTTTAACAGCACTGTACCACCAATCTCCCCCACCTTCTCGATCTCTTACCCCTAGAAGAACTAAATCCTCTTTTCCTTTGTAATCCACCACAATTTGATTTTCTGGGTAAATGGCTTCGCACAGCAGGGTAATCCCTTTTCCAATCAGTCCCTCAAGATTTAGATGCTTCTTAATGTACTCAGCGGCCCACAAAGCCTGGTCAGAGGTAAAGCTGCCTCGTGTAGATGTTCTGATTCCCTCTTCGTAGGGATAGATGAGAATCAGACTGCCATCTACCTTCTCAGTAATTTCTACAGGCTGACCTTCAGGGAAGACTTCTCCATAATTCCAGAACTTGTCAAAGGGTCTGGCAACAATCTCTCCCTGAGTATTCATCACTAGACCCCGGCTGACCTTCTCGAACCAGTTCCACTCTTCTGGTTTCTTGAATTGACATTCTTTCTTATAGCTAAAGAGTATCAGGTCTTTCTGTTGCTGAACATTGACCAGCCCAAACTGATTCCAGTCAACTGAGGTTGCATTACCCCTAGAGCTGATGATGATTGTGGACAGGTCTTTGAATGATGTAATGCTTTCCATGCTTATTTTTCCTCCCCCTCCTCTGCTATCTGCGCCTCAATGAATTGGCTTGTCATGTAATTAACTTCTTCGATCAGCCTGACTGGACACATGTTATCACCGTCCACCAGGATAGCACGCAGGTCAGCAAGAAACTCCTCCGGGGATGTGTCACGGTAGTAGTTGAAACCTTTTTCTTCCATCACTTACTCTCCTCTGCCTGCTTAAACCAATGAGCAACATAATCTTTCAGCCGCCCTTTTGCATCTTCTAACGTAGCATATCCAACATTCTTCTGCTTGAGACCAGGCAACAAGCATGTAAACGTATAAGGTGCCGTCTCTGCGCGTCTCATACCATCAAAGTACACATCCCCAACACGCCACTTGCCAACGTAGGCCGATTCACCGGATATGTATGGGTCGGACATTTTCTTCCATGTAATCTTCATCTCTCATTCCTTTATCCAAAATCATGCAGAGCACAAATCTCCCCACTGATCCGCCATGGCTGCTGCGATTCCGGGGAAGGTGCGGGAGCGAATCTTCCATCTATCTGGAGACGGCGTAAGACACATTGTCCAAGCCCCTCCTCGCTTCTTACCACCTTTAGTCACCCAGATTTCTCCCCTATCTACCATGTTTGTTGGGACTAACTTAGGTAAACCTGTTAACCACAAACAAGTTCTCTTTTGAGCTTCGTGTCCAAACCAATAGGGTTGGATAATTTGGTCAGGCTTCCGGTATTTTGTTGACATGATCCCAACAGGGTTCTCAATAGCTACCAATGGTATAGAGGTTTTCGTAAACTCCATGAAGAAGCCTATGCCTTCCTGCTGCCTGCCATCTTTACGTTTTTGTTCGAACCAAACTGCCCCACCCACAGCTAAGTGAGTACAGGGAGGGAAAGCAATCATCATATCCCAGCCGTCATTAAGAATGCTGAGAACATCTCCCTGAATATGGTAGGGGGATGGGATTTCTGTGGGAAGCAAGTCACACGAATAGGCATCGTGGCCCTTGGCTCGAAATGCCTCCCGAACGATTCCCGAAAATTCACACGCGATTAAGACTTTCATTTATAATCCTTTATCCAAAATCATGCAGAGCACAAATCGTTCCACTAGCTATCATAATAGCCGTCCGGGTGCGGCTTCCATCGTAGATGATACGATATGGTTGCTGCACAACACACTTCAATGTTATTTTCCCTGCATCGATGTAGGTGGATAACTTCATGTATTTACAATTTGCACATGTCCCACAGGTTATCTCGATCATTTCGTTTGACATTATTTATCCTCTCCTTTAATAGAAACGAGAGAACTAACCAACAAAACCTTTACAGTGGGAGTTGCGACCAGAACTCACTTAACACTCCCCTACCTCCGCTTACTGAGTTCTCAACTGTACTCAGCCTTACTGTGTTGGTTAGTTCTCCTTAGTTATAGTATGACATGGAATAGGAGATATGTCAATGGGGAACAAGAGCAAACTCCTGATCAAGTAGGCTGTATAGAAGGGGGATTGTGGGGGTTTTAGGGGGTAATTTGGGTCGGGAAGTTTTGGTGGGAAACTCCTATACAAGTATGAGAATGGGGGTGTTTTGAGGAGAAAGGCGGTGGAATTGAGGAGATTTGGGGAGATTTAGGGAGTTTTATGAGGGGGTTGGAGGGAAAGGGATGAGGTGGAAAGTGTGTTAAATTTGTGTACTTGGATAGGAGTTTGAGGTTGGAGAGGGGGACAGGTGAAAAAGGTATTCCTACTAATTTTTCAAAATTTTTCATAAAATAAGGCGCGGGCCCATACCGGCACAATGTTTGACTACACGAACTAATATAATTAGATTAAAATAGTCTACGATTAAAGTACACAAATAATGTCTTAATTATTATTATAATAATCTTTGTTTATATTATCCCCTGATTTTATTGTCTATCTTTATTGTCTAATTATACTAGGTTATTATATTGCACATTCTAACAACCTAGAATGTACCTATATAGAAGGCTATAGATCGCAGCCAGTAACATGCTCCAATAGAGTCCTATATAATGATGGTCTGATCTATGCCTTGCTACACTGCCCAAAATAACCCTGGCTGCGATGTTCTAAAAATATAGAACGTAGAACGCAAACCTACGTTTACCCTACGAACTATGCTCAAAATATAATCTGACCGTTCTAGTCATGTTTGAAATCTAATTAACTGTGATATAGTATCCATAACAAACCGAAAGCAGCACTAACTAACAAGGAAAACTAAAAATGACTACTCTAATAGGACAAATTGCAGCCAAGCACAACACAAGCAAGATGGTCAACAACAGCAACAATACAAACGAGAATGCAACAGCTACAGGATTAGAACTTATCAATAAAATCGATGCAATCGCTCGTGAAATAACAAGCATTCGCAGCCAGCCACAAACAGCCGCCCGTGATGCCAAGCTCAATACACTGGCAATCGAGCGACAGAACCTGATGTTCGCAGCCAGCAAGGACAACAGCCTGTGGTCAGACTGACAAATATGTAGGGGAGTTTATCCCCTACCACTAGGCTACTAGTCAAAAACTAGTAAACTAGTGGCAGTGAATAAGCACAAAGTACCTTAAAAATTATCTGCTCTTTGGATACTCAAATTTGCAAGTCATCTTTGGGAATAACACATAGTTAATTTCAACTTAAATTTACAAATTTGAAGATCATAGAGAGCAGATAATCACTGCAAAATAACGCTCATTTATAGGTGCAAAAACTAGGCCACACAAGAGTCCTACTTGGAGCACAGTAAATACCTTACCAATTACATATATAGCAAAATCGGGCTATGAGGGTACCCATCGTGGAGGGGAATCAGTGATAAGCGTGAATCACTAGAT